GTGAAAAACCGTAAAAAAGTAAGGGTTGAGCCGATTATAGATGGATATAGTCGATTTTTATTCCTGGATAAAAAAGATATGCCTGAGGTAGCACTCCATTGGGAAAAACATTTTCAGTGGGCGTTAGGAAAGTATAATCGTACTCATGAGGAACAAATGCCAAAGATCACGCCTCATGTATGTAGGCATACATATTGTTCCAATATGGCGAAAGCTGGAATGAATCCGAAAGCACTCCAATATTTAATGGGACATTCTGATATAGGGGTTACGTTAAATGTATATACGCATCTGGGATTAATTGATGCAAAAGAAGAGATGAATAGGATTGCAAAACTGGCATAGTATGATAAAATAATAGAAAAAAGAATTAAAAATAATCTGATTATAAGGTTCTTAGAAAGCCTGTTTTCCAGGCTGGTTATTACTAAGAAGTTACTAAATTTGGATAAGAAAATATACGAATTTATGCTGTGATATACAGGAAAATGACAGGATTGAAGATTATCGGAAAATGCCTGTAAACAGCGTAAATACAGCATTTCAAGGAGTTTTAAGCAATGATAAGAGTGTTATTTGTCTGCCACGGCAATATACTGGTAACTCTCTAAAAAGTCTTGATTTATCGGGGAAAGGAAAGCTTCACAGTTCTGTTTTAGACCAGGTTTAGACCATTTGAAATGTGTAAAAAAATAACGAAAAAACATGCAGATGGGGAGCCTTGTTGCAAATATACTCATATAGAAAATTACACAACGGAGATAATTTTTGAGAGAAAAAATCATCCGGTGATGTGTGGAAATGTATCCATACGTCACCGGATTTTTTACGTTTCGGGATTTGATTCCTGATCGCGTTTCATGGCTTCATCGATTGCTCTATTGATAAAGGCTGTGGCACTTTCACCCATCTTTTCTGCGTGGTCCTTAATGATGGCACGCTTCTCTGGGGTGACACGAACCTTAATTTCAACGAAACGATCATTATATTTTTTGTTTGCTCTTCGACGAGCTTCGGTTAAGCCCTTATAGGAACCATTTTTCTCTTCACTCATGACAGCCTCCAGGATGTGTATTGGCAGATTTGCCTGTGAAAAGTATAGCACAGATTGATACATAAGACTATGTAAGATTTTCAAAAAATGACATTTGATTGAAAAAGGAGACAAGCTTATGAAAAATCAGAAGATTAGAAGCATGAAGGTTCACGAACAGAGCGGATATAACTACAAGGCAACACCTACCATCATTCTCAAAGGTCAATGGCTTAAGGAAATGGGATTTGAGATTGGTGATTACATCAGTGTCAGCTGTGAGGATGGGAAGCTGATTATTACTCAGGATGCAGAAAAGGCTACAATGGCAAAGGCAGAAACGGAATTCATGGAGAAGGAAATGAAGAAGCTCCAGAAGCGTTTTCAGGCAGAGAAAGAACAACTCCATGCTCAGTTTGTGGCTGAAAGTAGCACTGAATATAACGGAAGAGAGGTGCAGTAATTATGGGAAAGATTATTGTTATCGGTTCACAAAAAGGTGGCGTGGGTAAAACCACGACCACACTTAACCTGGCTTATTCTCTGAAGGAACTGGGCAAGAAGGTGCTGACGGTAGATTTTGATAGTCAGGCAAATCTGACTACCTGTTACGGAGTAGAGGATACCGGAGTCTTGGAATATACGATTGGCCATCTGATGATGGCTCAGATTGAAGAAGAGGTGACAGAGAGCTTTGAGGATTATATTCAGAGTAGAGACGGCGTGGATTATCTTCCATCATCTATTTATCTGTCTGTGGTGGATGCAAAGCTTAGAACAGAAATGGGTGCGGAGAGGATGCTTGCAGAGGTTCTGGAACCGTTAAAGAGCAGATACGATTACATACTGATTGATACCTGTCCGTCCTTGGGAATGCTTACCATCAATGCATTGGCTGCGGCAGATGAGGTGATTATTACGGTAAATCCTCAGCTTCTGGCGATGATGGGATTGCAAGATTTCCTAAGAATTGTAGGAAAGATTAAGAAGCGGATCAATCCGAAGTTGGAGGTCGCAGGCATTCTCTTAACTATGTGTGAGAGCAGAACCACTCTTTGTAAGGTTCTGACAGAGGAAGTGACCGGAAGCTTCCAGGGAAAAATCAAAGTATTTGATACAAGGATACCGGCAACAGTCAAGGTGGGAGAGAGCATTTACTACAATATGCCGATTGCTCAGTATAGCAAAAAGGCATCTGCAGGAATCGCATATAGAAAATTTGCAAAGGAGATAATCGCATATGAAAGCTAATTCAAAGAGAAAAGTATTTGGTGATGCAGTGGATCTGCTGATGGGAGATATGGAAGAAGTAACAATGCCAAGAGGTGTTCAGATGTTACCAGTGAAGAGTATTCAGCCTTTTCACGATCATCCGTTTCATCTGTATGAGGGAGAACGCTTAGAAGATATGATTGCCAGTGTGAAGGAGCACGGAGTGCTCAATCCGGTTATTGTACAGAAGCTTGATACCGGTTATGAAATGCTTTCCGGGCATAACCGTTGGAATGCAGCTAAGCTGGCAGGGCTTAAAGAAATACCAGCAATAGTGAAGACCGATTTATCTGAGGAAGAGGCCTATGTGTATGTAATCGAAACGAATCTGATGCAAAGGTCATTTTCGGATTTGGCAATATCGGAGAAGGCAGCAGTGCTGAAGGCAAGGTATGAAAAGGGCTCCTGTCAGGGAAAGAGAAATGATATCTTGAATGAGATTGCAAGGTTAGAGGGCAAATCCTCAGATGTAACTTCTGGTCACAGTGACCAGAAGTTGACTACACGGGATGCCATTGGCAAAGAATATGAATTGTCCGGTAGCTCTGTGGGGAGATTACTTAAGCTGAATGACCTGATTAAACCCTTCAAGGATATGGTGGATAGAGGTGCCCTCTATACGAAGGTGGCATTACAGCTGGCTTTCCTTCCGGAGAATGAGCAGACGATGGTATATGAGATTATGAAAGAGAAGAAAACTAAAATCACCATAGAGATGGTTATGAAGCTTAGAAGTCATTCTGGTGCTCTGACAGAGGCAATGGTAAAAAGATATTTAAGTACAGAAACCATCAAAAAGAAATGCTATAAGGTTCCAAGCAGAATTGTGGAGAAATATTTTGAGGGAATGGACCCGAACCAGGTGGATGCAATAGTGGAACAGGCATTGGAAGCCTGGTTCAGTAAGGAGGTTGCGAATGTTTGATGAAAACAGCCTTAAGAAGATTGATACCAAGTATTTCAATATCATTTTGATGGACGATAGGGATATTACAATCCAGAGCAGAAATACCGGTCATTACTGGTATCTGCACTGTACGGAATACCCGATGGAACAGTCGCTTATCATATTTCATAAACACTTCTTCAAGTGTCCATACCACCAGCATGGAAGAGCCAATACGCTTAATCAAGCGGTGAGAAGTATTAAGGGACATGATAAGTATCAGTTAGAAGTTAGAAAATGCGTATAATTTAACAATGCAGCGGTATCTTCGGAATTGAGGATACCGCTGTTTTTAGGTTAAGCAGGAAGCTTATTTACCGAAGTAAAGTTTCTTAGCAAGTGTCTGAGCTGCCTTGATGTCAGCGTAGCCTTGCGATTTACCAAGACCTAATTCATCAAGAATCTGTCCTTTGGTGTAATCTTCACAGATGAGGTCGAGAATACGTCCGTACTTCGGATTGATTTCGTGAATCTTCTTTAAAAGATCCTGAATAATCATACGAAGCATAACTGTTTCTTCCAGATTTTCTGGTGATGCAGGCTCGAAGCCTTTGCCATCTTCTGATGTAGCTTCATCCATAAACTGGTCAAGGGAGAGAACATCATCTGTCTTAAAGGATGCAAAGTGTTCTCTGACATCAGAGTTGAACTGCTTAAGGGCAGCAGGCTTGTCCGCAATTTTAACAGGAGCAAATGCTACCAGAACCTTGTTAGGTCCGATATGCCAGGTCTCAAGATTGTCCTGGCACATATTGAAGTGTTTCACCATTTCCCAGTCTACACGGATTGGTACGAGGCATTCTCCCGGATTAAGTGGGAGATTGTTGTAACTGCGACGGTTGTCGTAGTTGTGGTTGTCGTTGGTTGACTGATGATTTTCAGTAGTTGTCTGTATATTTACATTGATTTCCATATCGTGCGGCCTCCTGTGTCCGCTGAATGCGGAACGAAAGCTTCGATATGAAATTCAGATAAGCATCGATTGTCTTATTCATGGCACGTCTCCGTTCCGTAAAATAAGCAATCAGGCTTCTTAGCCCCTGATGCGGTTGATAGGTTCATCACGTCACAACTCTAAGAAGATGCCGCGTCCGGCAGTTGCTTTGTGATGTAAAGGCATTAGAACACTCTTGAGAAATAAGCTTTTTTGATGTATACTTAGGTATGAATAAGTGGGATTGAGTCTGGTTGAACTGATATAGTAATGAGTTCAAATCCCTTCTTCTTGTACCTCAGAGGTATTGCCTTTATATTGAATATTTTAGATTAGGTCGGGGAAAAGTTCCCTGACAGGGAAACAGACATTTCACGATAGTTCGCGGACATTTCACGGACAATACAGACAGAGAAAAGAGGTATTGATAATTGAGGCTAAAATTCGATGAGTTCTTCTTGAATTTTTATATATCAAGATCCTCTGGCGGATTGACGAACCACAGAGCAAAGAAAAAGATAGTGGAATTTTTAGTGAAGTCAGCGATTCCAGAAGATAGCTGGGAATTGCTTCCGACATCAGACAGCAGTTATGAGAAGTGGTTAAATGGAACCAGAACTTTCAATCCTGCAGTGTGGCAAGAAATCGCAGAGAAATATGATGAAAATAGATTTTTGGAGATAGTTATCAGGGAATTAAACGATAATGCCCTGGTAACAGTAATGGACAGATTTGGAATAAAAGTTTCTACGGTCAATGAAATTGATAAGGAGCTTTTTACTGTAGCAATAGGTCAGCAGCTTCGTGAAATCGCAAGAGGAACAGGAAGTGCTGAGAAGGTTGTTCAGAATATTTATTCCAACACGGAGAGCAAAGAGATTTTTCCGGTATATAAACAAAAAGCTCTTGCAGAGTATTCAAAGGTAAAGACTAATTTTTCTGATGAACTCTGCGAAATGAAGGATGTGTTTATCTGTAACACACTGAGTACTGTTGATAGTGCGTATTCGAGAAGAGGTATGCCAGCCAGAGGTACAGTGATACAGGATGCTACTCTTGATAAAATAGCTGAGCAATCCAATATGGTAGCTCTTATTGCCAATGGCGGCATGGGTAAATCTATGATGCTTAGACACTTGTTTGTAGAATCGATGAAGAAGTATTCTGAGACAGGTGTTATGCCCATACTGGTGGAACTGAGGGATTTTAGATTTGCTGGATGTGATCTGCTTAGCTGCATTGTTAAATCTGTTAGCATGTTTGATCTGTCTTTCAATGATGAAGCGGCAGACAAGGTTTTGAGAGCAGGTAAATGTCAGATTCTTCTGGATGGATTGGACGAAATAGATCCTTCTGACATGGTAGCATTTCAGCATAGGTTGCGAGAAATGATAAAGATTTATCCGATGAATCAGTATGTCATTACATCCAGAGAGTGTGATGTAGCAAAATCGATTGGATTTAGAAGCAGGCTGTATTTGATGCCATTTGATGATAGACAGACAGGAGATCTGATAGACAAACTTATTAAGGATGATGGCGTAAAGGCAGAACTTACCAGAAATTTGAATGAAGGATATCTGAATAAGCACGGAGAATTTGCTTCCAATCCAATGCTGCTTACCTTCTGTATCATGAATTATCCGTCATATCAGTCGTTTTATGATAGACCACATGAGTTTTACCGTTCTGCATACGATACGATTTTATCGGACCACGATATGGAAAAAAGCCCTTTGGACAGGGTATTTCGGAGTGCAGACAGTCAGGATGATTTTACAGACGTGTTCAGGGAATTTTGTGCTATATCGTACGTGGAAAGAAAATTTCAGTTCAATAAAATGACTTTTGAAGCCATCTTTAAGAAATTGAAATCAACGAAGCAGGTAGCCAATCCGAGAATCATGAACAAGACGAATTTCCTTCATGATGCGTGTGCTACGGCATGTATGATGTATGAGGCAAAATCGGATATCTTATACATAGATCCGGGATTTCAACAGTTTTTGTTTGCTGAATATAATTATTTTGCAGAACCAGATGAAGTAGAAGCGATGGGTAGAAAGCTGTGGACGGTGCCGGAATCGGAATTCAATGGCGGTATAGCTTTTGAAATGCTCTATGAACTTTCAGATGAAAAGGTTGAGGTATGTTTGGATCTACCTTATCTGGATATGATATTCAAAGATAAGGTGGAAGAGGAATCCTTTAATGCATTCTTGGTACATGGATTCCGTGAGATAAAGAGTGCATTGATTGACAGGGCTGTTATAGAAGAATGCGAGCAGAAAAGCGGCATTATCGGGAAATATGCTATCGCAAGCAAAAGTGAGCCAAAGTCAGTCATCTTATCAATGATGCTTAAGCGTTTGAATATGGATATGGATAATCCGTCAGCAATGGTGGCTCCGATGATTGATATGGAAACTCTTTATCCGGAGGCTGAAAGCAGGGCGATTATTGGAGAGAAGGTTTTTGACCAAAACACACAGAAATATTCCTTGAATCTCAGAAAAGTAGAAAGGGATAAGATAGAGAGATTAGAAGACTGCGATTTTGTACTTACGGATGATGCTGGAAAGGTCATTACTTTTGGATATGAATATAAAGCCGACATGAGTCAGCTGGAAAAGAGACTTGCAAGATATATGGCGTTGTTTACCCTTATCAAAAGTGATGAGGTTATTAAGAAGAAATACGAACGGCTCAAAGCATATTATGATGAGCTTGTAGAGAAACATAGAAACAGTGAGTTTTAATGGAGGGAGTATTATTGGACACTAACATGGCTAATATTAATGATGTGGAAAGATGGCTTAGTTTGGAAGAAATCTCTAAGCATGTAGGATGCAGCAAAGATACAATCCGTGCATGGATAAAGAAAGATACAATTCCATATCACAAAGTAGGAAGAATGTACAAATTCAAAATATCAGAAGTTGATGCATGGATTGAAAGCGGCCAGAGTGCCGACGCTGACAAATAATTAGAAAACGGAGGTCGATACAATGGTCGATACTAAGAAAGAACAGGAACGAGAAGAACTGCATCGCGCGATTTGGGCAATTGCTGATGAATTGCGTGGAGCAGTAGATGGATGGGATTTCAAGAACTATGTTCTTGGTACTATGTTCTATCGATATATTTCCGAGAATATCACTGCTTACATTAACAGCGGTGAGATCGAGGCTGGAAATACAGAGTTTGATTATGCAAAGATGACAGATGAAGAGGCAGAAGAAGCACGTGAGGGCTTGGTTCAGGAAAAAGGTTTCTTTATTCTTCCAAGCGAGCTTTTCTGTAATGTTAGAGCGAGAGCCAGTCTGGATGAAAACCTGAATGAGACTCTGGAGAGAGTATTCCGTCATATTGAGGAATCTGCCCAAGGCAGCCAGTCTGAAAATAGCTTTGCGGGACTGTTTGATGATTTTGATGTTAACAGTAATAAGTTGGGAAGTACTGTAGCCAAGAGAAATGAAAGACTTGTAAAACTGCTTGATGGTATAGCCGCAATGAATCTTGGTTCTGTTAAGGATCACGATATTGATGCTTTTGGAGATGCATATGAATATCTCATGACCATGTATGCTTCAAATGCAGGTAAATCCGGTGGAGAATTCTTTACTCCAGCAGATGTGTCGGTTCTTCTTACAAGACTTGGAACTGTTGGAAAGACAACCATAAATAAGGTATATGACCCTGCGTGTGGTTCTGGATCATTGCTTTTGAAAGCAGAAAAGCTTCTTGGAAAAGAGGCTGTTATGAATGGCTTCTTTGGCCAGGAGATCAATATTACTACATACAACCTTTGTCGTATCAATATGTTCCTGCATGATATTGATTTTGATAAATTTGATATTGAATGTGAAGATACCTTAACTAATCCTCAGCACTGGGATGATGAGCCTTTTGAACTGATTGTTTCAAATCCACCGTACTCTATTAAATGGTCCGGAGATGATAATCCACTGCTTATCAATGATCCGAGATTTGCGCCTGCGGGTGTGCTCGCTCCTAAGAGCAAAGCAGACCTTGCATTTATCATGCATTCACTTTCCTGGTTAGCGCCTAATGGAACAGCTGCAATCGTATGTTTTCCTGGAATTATGTACCGTGGTGGAGCAGAAAAAAAGATTCGTCAGTATTTGGTAGATAACAACTACATTGATTGCATAATCCAGCTTCCGAGTAATCTGTTCTTTGGTACGTCTATTTCTACGTGTATCATGGTGCTGAAAAAGGGAAAAGTCGATGACAAGATACTTTTCATCGATGCATCAAAAGAATTTGTCAAAGTTACAAATAATAATAGACTTACTCAAGAAAACATCCAGCACATAATGGATACCTATGTTCAGAGAACAGAAATTGTCCATTATGCACATGTTGCTTCACATAAAGAAGTAGTTAATAATAACTATAATTTGGCGGTGTCAACATATGTTGAAGAAGAAGATACTCGTGAAGAAATTGACATAGAGGATCTGGAAAATAGAATTCAAGATATTGTACAGCAAGAAGATGAGTTAAGACGAGATATTGAATCGATAATTCGAGAAATTGAAGGTGGTACAGAATGAGTAATATAGATACTTTAATTAAAAAACTGTGCCCAGACGGAATTCCAGTAAAAAAGCTGGGCGAGGTTGTTAAATTTTTAAACGGAAGAGCTTACAAAAAAAACGAATTATTAGATGAGGGTAAATACCCGGTACTGCGTGTGGGTAATTTTTTTACTAGTGAGAAGTGGTACTATTCTGACCTAGAATTGGATGAGGACAAATATTGTGAAAAAGGGGATCTACTATATGCATGGGCTGCATCACTAGGTCCAATGATTTGGAGTGGAGAAAAAGTAATCTTTCATTATCATATTTGGAAATTGATTTTTGATGAATCTATATTAAATAAACAGTACTTATATCATTTCCTGAAAAATGATGTGGATGAGATTTATAACTCATTAACCCATTCAACAATGCCACATGTTTCTATGGCAAATATGAAAGAACGACTGATTTCTGTTCCTCCTATCGAGGTCCAGTTAGAAATAGTGAGCATATTGGATGAACTGGATATGTACGAGAGTTCTTTGATGGATAAACTTGAAGAAGAAAAGCGCTTACGAAAAGAACAGTTTGATGCATATGCCATCAGATTGCTAACTGGAGAGAATGAAGGAAAAGAATACGAAAACGTCGAGCTTAAGCAGATTGCTAAGTTCTCATATGGATATACAGATAAGGCAAAGGACGCAGGATCTGTAAGGTTTATCCGTATAACAGATATTGATGAAAATGGATTTTTAAAGAATAATGATGCAAAGTATATTGATTATTCAGAAGATGTTGAAAAATATATGCTTCATAAAGGGGACATTGTTATGGCCAGAACGGGGGCTACCTATGGTAAGACATTGCATGTTCCGAATGATGAACCAGCAGCATATGCGTCATTCTTGATAAAAATTAGTTTTGATAATTCGATTATGGATAACAAGTTTTATTGGTTTTTTACTAGAACTCAGATGTATTGGAAGCAAGCGAATAAATATGTGTCCACTGGTGGGCAACCGCAATTTAACACTGGAGCAATAGGAAGGGTTTGCGTGCCCGTTCCACCTCTTATTGAGCAGAAGATGATTTGCGAGAAGCTTGAAAAACTAGATACAGCATTTAGAAAGATGATAGCTCTTTTAGAAAATGAGATTCTTCTTCGGCAGAAGGAATTAGCATATTATAGAAAAAAGTTATTATCATATGGGAGATAAAATATGATTATTGAAAAAGGAATAAACATTCTGCTTTTTCGATTCAAAGATTATCGTAGATACAGTTTCATTGAAGAACATACACAAGTTCTAAATGAAGAAGGGCACGTGTGGATATTAAAGAGTGGAAAAATACCAGATGTGCGAAAATTGGAAAGAATCAAAGATGATGGAGGGTTTATTATTCTTAAAACCCCAAAAGCAGAAGGAAATAATTATTATTTGGCACAGTTTGATTCAATGAGCAATAATGGGCCAGACGATAATGCGTACCCGAGTTATTACAAAAGCTATTTGGATGAGGAAAACAACAACGGGATATGGATTAGAATTACACGATTGACCAAGATTAAAAAAGAAATTATCAATAGGCTTGTTTTGGCGAATGGTGAAAAACCTGTATTAGATGTAATTAACAAAACTATGACATCATTCATGTTTGTAAAAACCACGGATGAAATAGAAACATAGGAGGTGAAGAACGTGCCATTTTTTAATATAGTTGCAGCAACAAATGAAAATACTGTTGTAACTGAATATGAGCCAGTGAAGTCAAGGTCTGACTCATATCAGTCCGAGGCTGAGTTGGAAAAGGAATTCATACGCCTTCTTTGTGAGCAGGGATATACATATTTACCTATCCATACAGAAAAGAATCTGATTGTAAATTTGCGTGAAAGATTGGAAGAACTGAATAATTATAAGTTCTCAGATTCTGAATGGGACAGGTTCTTCAATGAAGCAATTGCTAATCCGAATGATAAGATAGAAGACAAGACTAGAAAAATACAAGAAGACTTTGTTCAGGTATTAAAGCGTGATGATGCTCTTACCAAGAATATTTTGCTTATTGATAAAAAAAATATTCATAATAACAGACTGCAGGTAATTAATCAGTATGTTATAGGAAGTGAACAAGGGGCTAAGCACGATAATAGATATGATGTTACAATTCTAGTGAATGGTCTTCCCTTAGTTCATGTGGAATTAAAGCGTAGGGGTGTTGCCATCCGAGAGGCATTTAATCAGATTAACAGATATCAGAGAGATTCTTTTTGGGCTGGAAGCGGTCTGTTTGAGTATGTTCAGATTTTTGTTATTTCTAACGGAACAAACACAAAGTATTATTCAAACAGTACACGTTTTAATGCGATTAAGGATGCTGCTTCTGGAAAGACCAAAAAAGAAAAGACAAGCAATAGTTTTGAATTTACATCATTCTGGGCCGACGCAAATAACAGAGTGATTCCGGACCTGATTGATTTTACAAAGACATTTTTTGCGAAGCATACCATTCTGAATATTCTTACAAAGTACTGTGTATTTACGTCTGAGAACATGCTGATGGTTATGCGACCATATCAGATTACTGCTACAGAGAGAATACTTAATCGTATAGAGATTGCTCATAATTACAAAAAGTATGGAGATATTGCAGGTGGTGGATACATCTGGCATACAACTGGTTCCGGTAAGACTTTGACATCATTTAAGACAGCAAGGCTTGCGTCTAACTTAAGTTTTATAGATAAGGTCTTGTTTGTTGTAGACCGTAAGGATCTGGATTACCAGACTATGAAGGAATATGACAGATTTGAAAAGGGAGCTGCCAATAGTAACTCTTCTACGTTAATTTTAGAGAGGCAGCTTAGAGATAGTAAATCCCATATCATTATCACAACCATTCAGAAGTTGTCATCTTTCATCAAGAAATATAAGGAGCATGCTGTTTATGATAAGCAGGTTGTAATAATTTTTGACGAATGTCATCGCAGTCAGTTTGGTGATATGCATGCTGCTATTGTGCGTAGCTTTAAGAAATATTATATGTTTGGGTTTACTGGTACTCCGATATTCCCGGCGAATTCTGGTACAGTAAAAAATCCGAAGTTCTTTACAACAGAGCAGACTTTTGGCGATCAGCTTCATACATATACGATTGTAGATGCTATCAATGACAAGAATGTACTTCCATTTCGTGTTGATTACATAAAGACAATGGATACGGATGCAGATATTGATGATGAGCAGGTATGGGATATTGACCGTAAAAAAGCATTTGAAGCTCCAGAACGTATAGCATTGGTTACTAAATACATATTGGAGCATTTTGATCAGAAAACATATCGTGGAGACAAAACCTACGTTTACAATGCACTTACTAATATTGCAGAGGTGGCATCTGCAGACAGAGGAAAAGTTGAAGAGATAAAGCAAAAGCAGAGAATAAGTGGATTTAATTCTATCTTTGCTGTTTCATCGGTACCGATGGCAAAACTTTATTATGATGAGTTTAGAAGACAGATAAAAGCAGACCCAACAAAGAATCTTAAAATTGCGGTTATATACAGCTATGGAGCGAATGAAGAAGAGGCTGATGGGATTCTGGATGAAGAGAACCCAGAAGATACATCTGCGCTTGATCAGACCGCAAGAGATTTTCTTGATTCCGCAATTCTGGATTATAATCAGATGTTCCATACGAATTATGATACTGCCAGTGATAAATTTCAGAATTATTACAAGGATATCTCTCTTCGTATGAAGAATAAGGAGTTGGATCTTCTGATTGTAGTAAACATGTTTCTTACAGGTTTTGATGCCACTACGCTGAATACATTGTGGGTGGATAAGAATCTGAAAATGCATGGCCTGATTCAGGCATTTTCACGTACAAATCGTATTCTGAACAGTATTAAGACATTTGGTAATATTGTATGCTTTAGAAATTTGCAGAAACGAGTAGATGCGGCCATTTCATTATTTGGAGATAAGAATGCCGGCGGTATTGTTTTGATGAAGAGCTTCAAAGATTATTACTATGGATATGAATCGGTAGATGGTAAACAAATGCCGGGCTATGTGGATATGATTGAAGAACTGAACTCTAAGTTTCCACTTATAGAACCACAGATAATCGGAGAGCAGAACCAGAAGGACTTTATTACTTTATTTGGTGCAATTCTTAGAATGAGAAATCTGCTTTTGGTATTCGACGAGTTTGCCGGAAAAGAGTGCATTACAGAAAGAAACCTTCAGGATTATCTTGGAAAATATCAGGATTTGCGAGATGAGTGGAAACGCAAGAGAGAGAACGGAGAAAGCGTTGATATAATTGATGACATTGTCTTTGAGGTGGAATTAATTAAGCAGATTGAGATTAATATCGATTATATATTAATGTTGGTGAAAAAATATCATGATACACATGGTGAGGATAAGGAAGTATTAATCACAATTAGGAAAGCAATTGATGCCAGTCCTGAACTGAGAAGTAAGAAAGCACTTATCGAAACATTTATTTCTGGTATTAACGATATGGATGATGTAATGATTGAATGGCAGAATTTTATTGTGATGCAACGCGAGAAAGATTTGTGTACTCTTATCAAAGAAGAAAAACTTAAACCAGAGGAAACTCGAAAATTCATTGAAAACTGTTTTCGTGAAGGAGAGGTTAAAACTACGGGAACAGATATTGATAAGATACTTCCACCTGTGAGTAGGTTTGGCGGTGACGGAGCAAGAGCTAAAAAGAAAAAAACTGTCATCTACAAGCTCAGGGAATATTTTGAAAAATATTCCGGACTTGGCATTGTTGCATTTAAGGAAAAACAGGAAGAAGATAAGGTTATAACTTATGACTTTGCTAAAACTCCAGTATATATGGTAGCAGAGGAACCTGCTGAATATGGAAAAAAAGAAGATTAAGGGGTGAAGCTATAGAACGTGCCAAAGATAGATGAAAGAATACGTGATATTGACAAAACGATTTGCCAGAATATAGATTTGATAGATTTTGAGACGGTTTCAAGAGCTTTGGTATCGCAGAATCTTCTGAGCCAGTCGAGAAACCTTGTAGAGCATGTTGCTGTAAAGGCATATGCGGATGCAAAAGGTGAAGATTTGGAAGCAGACTGGGAAACTATCCCAGCTGCTACCGAATATATCAAACACCATAATAAGTTCCAATTTTTGCGAAAGTTTCATAATTTTCTGCAGGAATCCAAGTCTCATTATACACCTGATGGAGAAGGTGCTGAGAGACTTGTATTGAAATATTATAAGTTTTATATGATATTGAGGAATTTTGTGAAGCAAGAATATCAGATGGATATCCTTCACAACCTTGAGAAATTTCCTATAAATACGGATCATGCGGTTCAAGAATATCATGACAAAATTGCAGAGCGACTGGAGCTTAGGAGAGAAATCAGGGATCTCACTCACAATCCAAGAATGTATGTACACAAGGTAGTGCCTTTTGTGTCTGGAGAGGCTGTGTACTATGAGATAGTACTGACTCCAGCATATGATACGACAAGTAAGTTTGATAGATTTGTATGCTATTCAAAGATAATGATTCCATCACATTATTCAGCTAAGATGGATATTTATTACGAAACCATTGAAGTGAATGGAAGGAAAATGCCGGTAAATATTCTTACAGACTTTATGGTATCTATCAGACCGTGCGAGCTGAATAATTTTGCAAAGATTTTCGGGGATGATATCAAAATGTCACCGAGCCACTCTGAATATATAGGAATGATGCAGTATCTCTCTAACTCCGGTGCGAGTCTGTTGGATATAGTGACCGCTCCGAGAGATATTTATAATCTTATAAAGCAGAAGATGTTTGGAAAGAGTCAGGTGCATTATTTTGAAAATGTTTTGGATAAATGCAGGAGATTAATCAGAACTAAGGGCGCAGGCTCTACGACAGTAAGATATCTACTTCATACCTTGAATAATAAAGTGATAAAGAATCAGCTGGGTAGCGGTAGTTGTTGGAAGTTATCTGATTTGTATCTTGATTGGGGATGTATACCATTTGATCAGATGCCTTTTGCAACATCATTAAGACAACATAACCCAGAGAGTGCAGAGTTATTTGGCAGTTTGTCAGCAGATAACAGGAAGCATGAGTTTGTTGCCAGATACATTCTTTCCAATATGAGTACCAATGCTGTTTTATATACGCCTGTGAAAGAACTAGAAGAATATACAGATAATTTGGATGCTGAAATAACGGCATTTAATAATCGTTTGTATTTCAAGCATACCAATAGACGGATTGAGAAGTTTGGCCAGAACTTATATATTCAGGGAGCATTTCAAAATACAAAGAAGATTATTGACAAGCTTAAGGAAATGTCAACAGAGGGCATTCCAGAATATCAGGAAGACGTGAGCTTCTGGTTGGATCTGATCGCTGATGTGGACAGTGAAGAGAAGAAAAATATATTACAGAATATGTTTGATAAGACCAAAGTGTCCTTAATTTACGGTGCAGCCGGTACCGGAAAAACATATTTGATTAACCACATTGCCAATTATATGAGGGAGAAATCCATTCTGTTTTTAGCTAATACCAATCCAGCGGTTGAAAATCTGAGACGTAAAGTTACAGCAATAGATCCACAGAAATGTGAATTTATGACGATTAAGAAATTCCTTATGTCGAGATATAATCGTACAGATTACGATATTCTTGTAATGGATGAGTGCAGTATGGTTAGTAATTCTGATATGGCAGATATCATTGATAAAATCTCTTGCGAGATCATGATACTGGTAGGCGATACATATCAGATTGAATCCATAACATTTGGTAACTGGTTCTCAATGGCAAAGTACTTTGTTCCGGCATACGCATGGAATGAATTAGAAAAGCCATATAGAACAAAGGATGAACATTTGCTGGAGTTCTGGAGAAAAGTAAGAAATCTGGATGATGATTTGACAGAATATATTGTTAATCATCGTTATTCTACCAGTTTGGATTCATCGGTGTTTGATAAGAAGTCAGCGGATGAGATTATTCTTTGTCTAAATTATGATGGTCTTTATGGCATTAATAATATCAATAGATTTTTACAAGAGAATAATAAGTCGAAAGCATACCGCTGGGGGCTTTGGACATTTAAGGTTGGAGACCCTATTTTGTTCAATGAGTCGGAACGATTTATGCCAGTTCTTTACAATAATTTGAAAGGAAAAATTGTTGATATTTCATTGGATGAAGAAGAGGACTGCATATGGTTTTCTATCAAGGTAGAGAAGGAAATCTCAGAAGATGAGGTATGGCATACAGATTTGAAATTGTTGGAATCGGATGAAGAAGGTAAATCAATTGTGAAGTTCCGTGTTACAAGGAAGAAAGATTCTGATGATGACAAGGAATTTGCGGATGATACAGATATTCCATTCCAAATAGCTTATGCTGTTTCTATTCATAAGGCGCAGGGTTTGGAATATGATTCGGTCAAAGTGATTATCACAGAAGAAGTGGATGAAATGATAACTCATAATATTTTCTATACTGCGATAACACGGTCTAAAAAGCATCTGAAAATCTATTGGAGTCCAGAGACTCAGGAGAAGGTTATCGGTGGATTCGAATTGGCTGATGCAAAAAGAGATGCATCAATTTTTAAAGCACAGACAGGAATGAAGATGTATAAAGTGAGGTAGGTGCACTAAAATGTGATTTGCAGCCTGTTTGGACTGCTGATAGATATGAATGAAAGTATAAACAATGGAAGGGGGGATATTGTTGCAGACATTATATATATTCGGCAATGGTTTTGATATAGCACATGGAATAAGAACGCCATATGCAGCTTTTAGAGAATTTTTGAAAGAGAATCATGAGTCTTTTTTAACTACTTTCGAAAGTATGTATAATATTCAACCCTTAGATGATACGGAACCCTGGTATACGAAAGAGGCTCAAGAAAGATGGGATAAGTCGGTTATTAATGATTTGTGGTGGAGTTTTGAAGAAAAAATAGGGCATCCGGATGTTGAGGGAATGTATGATTCTGCTTATTCTATGGTAGATACAATGCCTATGGAGGGCATAATTGATACTATGAATGTATACTGGAGGGAACAATACGGATTTGTAGATAAACTCCAAAAGTACGTATTAGAATGGTTACAAACTATTGATACATCCCAAGCTATGTGTAAAAAAGATAGTCTCATTAATAACAGAAATGATCTGTTTATGAGTTTTAATTACACAGATACTCTTGAAAAGGTTTATGGCATAAAAGACGTACTTCATCTGCATGGAGGTATCCCATCATGTTGTGAAATAGCCCCTATAATGGGACATGGAAATAAGTACATAATTGATTTATATCGCAGGAAAGCAAAAGAGGCGCAGGAGGAATATGTTGAATGGTATGAAAGCATATGTAATGCAATTGCTGATTTTTGTGAGTCGTTGTATAAGGATACGGATGCGATAATAAGTGAGAATGATGATTTCTTTTCAGCTTTGAGGGATGTTAATCAAGTTGTATGTCTGGGATTGTCTTTTGGAGATGTTGATGTTCCATACCTTGATAGAATTGAATATGAAGTTCGTCCAGAAACAAAATGGTTGGTTTACTATCATAGTGATGAGGATCTTAAGCGCCTGAAAAGCGTTTTTGGAATTACGGGTATTTCAAGAAAGTTTGAAGTATACTTTCGTAAAAGTGATAACTTCTGGGACAGGTGAAAGTAGGTGACTTCTTTGGAATTAATAGATGAGATTGAAGAACTAATTATGATGCATCAGGAAGGTCCTTATTGGGATTTCAAGCGGGAGTGGTATGATGATAGTAAGGATGGAGATCTGCTTATTGATATAATTTGTATGGCTAATAATCTGGTGGATAGAGATGCGTATATTATTATTGGTGTCAACGAAGAATGTGATTATGCTATACAGGATGTGTCACAGGATGCAAATCGTAGAAATACTCAGATGCTTACGGATTTTATCAGAGGTAAGAAATTTGCAGGTGATTTTCGCCCGGTTGTTACTGTGGAGCAAGTACACTTGGATGGTGGACTGGTAGATGTTATTGTGGTTCATAATAGTATAAATACACCATATTACTTAAAAGAAAAGTATAAGGGAATATTTGCTAATAATATTTATGTAAGGCTTCAAGATAGTAATACACCCGTTGATAAATCTGCAGATTTTCATCATGTTGAGTATCTTTGGAAGAAAAGGTTTGGAATGCTGCTTTCACCAATTGAAAAAGTGAAGTTGTATTTGAAGCATCCTGAACATTGGGCAAATAGTCCATCAAGCGAAGATAAGAAATACTATAAGTATGCTCCGGAATTTACGATTGATCATACTTATGAGCCGGAGGATGACAGGACTGGTTATGAGTACTATTTGTTTGCACAGACCGATTCAAGACCGCATTGGAGTGAAATAAGAATATGTTATCACCAGACTGTTCTGGCAGAGCTTGGTGGTGTGATTCTTGATGGCGGGAGGTATTTTACAGCAACACCGGATAGAGATGGAATATCGCTTACAGAATATCATAACTGGGATGTGCCGTATCGTTATATGGTAAAAGGAAGGCTAAATCATTTGGTGCATGAATTTTATTATGTAGATGATGGTGATGAAGCGCGGCATTCACATAATGAGTATGAAGGGTGTATTTTAATATTTGAGGATGAAAAAGAGCATCAGCGATTCAGGATATATGTCAGAGAAAATTGGTATAGAAAAGATGCATTTGCAAATGATATATGGATTCCTCATATGGAACAACTACCAGGTTATAATATGGATGCATTTCGCGAAGAGTATCTGAACATGCAGATTCTTAGAAAGATGCTTGAAGAGTTTAGAAAAAATGATAATACAAAGAATTGATGTATTAAGCGGCCTCTGGCAAATACCGGAGACCGCTATCTTTAATCTTTTTTATAAAATTTGGTTTCATACCCATCGCCTCTAAGCAGGATATCAGGCATCCAGTCTGGGGATCTGCTCATGATACTGCAGATGGATTTGTAATCAACATCTTGGCTACATTCGATGATAAGCTCATCATGGACATGACCACAGATGAAGCAGTGGGAGAGGTTACGCATAGCAAAACAGAGAAGGTCTCTGGAGACTGCCTGCACAATGTTCTCTACGAATTTCGGGCCGTAGCTTTCGATTCGTTCCCATTTTTTAGTGGAGCCGATGCCTTCATAGGTTACGGATTCACCGCCGAATCGATTTTCTCCGATACGAGGTTTGACGTAGCTAAGAGTTCTACCGGAAGGAAGCTTGATGAAGAGTATCCCACTTCGACAGAGGAATTTGATTCCGTTTACCTCTGTAGGAATCTTCATTTTTATAGTAGTCTTTACGGCATTATCCACATTCCACCAGAAGGCAGTAATATTTGGATTGGAGGCACGCCAGGAATCAACAAGTGGCTGAAGTTCATCCTCTGTTAATCCCATATCCAAAGCTCCCATAGATATAAGAGCACCGACGGAACCACCATATCCTAAGGCAAGCTCTGCGATTTTACCCTTCTGTCTGAGATGTGAATTGATACCGTGCTTTTCGACCGGTACTCCAAACATCTGACTGGCGGAAGCACAGTAGATATCTTTACCTTCTGCAAATATTTTGGAACGCCAGGATTCACCAGCGAGGTGTGCAAGGACTCTGGCCTCGATTGCAGAGTAGTCAGATACTACGAATTTGTATCCCGGTCTTGCAATAAAGGCGGTACGAATCAGCTGGCTTAAAGTATCTGGGATATCATCGTAAAGCAGTTCCAAAGAATCATAATCACCGGTACGGACAAGTTCACGAGCATCAGCAAGGTCATTCATATGATTTTGCGGTAGGTTCTGTAACTGAATCAATCGTCCGGCCCATCTTCCTGAACGGTTTGCACCGTAGAACTGAAACATACCGTGAGCTCTACCATCTTTACATACTGCATTTTGCATAGCCTGGTATTTTTTTACGGAGGATTTTGCAAGCTGGAGCCTGAGTTTCAATGCGGTAGCCACATCACCATCAGTATTTTTTATCATAGCAGCCACGTCCTTCTTACCAAGGGATTCTGCTTCAATACCATGATCAGAGAGCCATTGTTTCATCTGAACTACGGAGTTTGGATTATCGAGGTTCGTGATATTTTGCATGGATATCATAAGCTCTGACTTGGACTTTTCATCAAATGCGATAGCATTTTCTACTACATCCATATCCAGCATAATTCCACGGTCATTGATTTCCTGGTCGAGATGGTATTCTTCCCATACGAAGTCAGGGACCGGGAATTTAGATAATCTCTGTTTAATCGCCATTTCTACGTCAACATCACGTTTGTTATAGGTTTTGAAGATTTCCCATTTATCAGGGGCATGCTCTGGAAGGTTTCTGGTTCTGCCGCCATTTACCTTAGTCGGCTTGCAAGGGCAGCAGAAGTATTTGATGAGATCTTTGCCTTCCTTCATTTTCTGATCTTGTAGTTTAAGGACTGCACCGACACCTTCAAGGGAGAGCGGTAAGCCCATATAGGCTGACCATACCATGGTACACTTCCATGAGGATGGATCCAGATATTTGGAAGCAGGATCTTCGGGAATACGATAGCCCTTGAAGTGTTCGGGGTGATGTCGTTTTAACCAATTGGATAAACAGATTCTTTCAAAATTGGCATTGAAAGCCCATTTTGTAACAGTATCATCAGATAAAGTTGCAAGGATATCATCAGGAATGATATCACCACAGGCAAGATCAAATACTTGTACTTTACCGCCATCTATGGATACACCGAACAGTAGTATTTCAAAATTATCAGACTCAGCGTACTTGTAAGCTCCGCATTTGGAGATATCTACATCGCTATAGGTCTCTAAATCAATTGACATTTCTTTTATCATAATCTCATTCCTTTATAAAAATGGCAGCAGCACCGGAGAGTACTGCCGCCTTGACATTAGTTTCCTTTTGGGGTCTGCTCTTTTGGCTGGAACCATTTTGCCTTTGGGAAAAGCCAGTGAAGGAAACGTTTTGCAACATCCAGGAACCACTTCCAGATTGCAGCAAGTCCCATTAACCAGAAACCGGCTAAGAAGCCTAAAAGGGATCCGCGGATAATAGCATCTAATATTTCGTTAATAGAATCCATAGTCATAATATTTTACCTACTTTCTTTGATTGTCACAGGCGGCAGCAGTATTACCACCGCCTGCTTGGTTGTCGTTGTTACGTTTGATTTATTCAAGGAAATCGTCTTCTTCATCAGAAGCGAAGTCATCCTCAGCTCTGGACTTGCCGCCAAGAGGTTCACCGTCTCGAAGCTTCTGGAGATTATTGAGACCGCAAGCAATTCCCTTGTTGCCATTGCTGTTGAAAGCATAGAGGTTGATGGAAGCTCTTCCATAGACACCGGAATACACTTCGGATCGCTCAAGGATAGGCTGACGGTCTGCATCCACGATGCCAGGCGCAGAAGCGCTGTTCGCATTGATGAAATATGCATTTGCATAAGCCGGATCGTCAGGTCTCTCTAAATCACCGTCACGAAGAGGTGTTTTGAGGATGGAGAGTGCAGGAACGGTCTTACCATTTCCCTTAAGCTTGCTCTGACCTTCCTCATAAGCGGCTTCGATAGCTGCCTTAATCTTGTTAACGGTTACGGTGTCGGACTTGGGAATGATGAGAGAGACACTGTACTTCGGTGCGCCTCCGTTGATGCTCTTGGCATCCCATACATTCGCATAGCTCCAACGTGTGTTTACTCCTGTGATTACCTTTGTAGGGTTCTGAATCTTTGCCATAATATTGGCCCTCCTTTATTTGTCTTGTGGTATAAGTCCACGGAATCATTTCGTGCTTTGCACTTTCATGATTCCTACGTAAATTCGCAATCCGCCTTATCAGGCTACTTGCTCATTTCCGTTGTCGTCTCTAATGCTTAAACAGATATGTCTGCGAGCAGCCAATCTGTTTTAAGCATTGAGACTGGACTTATACGCTAAAATCATCTATTGCTGTATTCATTGCCGGTCTTTTATCAGATTCCGGTACCAATGTTGGTTTACCTGGTGGCTTATACACAAGCTCACCTAATAGCTCTTTGAATTTCTTCTTTCCGAGCATTGTGCTCATGGCAGTGATGCTAAGAAGCTTTTTCTCATACGGGTCGTAGCCCGCGTCTTTTACTTTGGATGCCACAGCGGCTTCATCAGTAAATTTTCTATTGGATCTTCCTGCTACGATTTTCCAACCATCGAAGTGAACACCAGACTGGGCCTGCTGTAAGGCATATTCTTTGATGTCATTTCCCCAGGAAATCATTTCATCCACCTTTGCTAAGATTGCAGCAATTTCAATGTCATCCAGGGTGGCAGGCATTTCAAAGTCATATTTTGCAAGCTCCAGATTGTACTCTGCACGCTTTCGGCAGGTGGCTTTTACCTTACAGAACTGGCAGTGGTCACCAGCTTTGAATTCGCCTTCGCCTATATAGGCAAGCTGTGCGGTAGGTGCCAGAACTTCGTCAGCCCATTTCAGAAGCTTCTCTTTGGAAATGGTGTAAGTACTGATATTGTCACGTTTTGGCTGGAAAATGGTCATCTTTATCTGATGGATGTCGTAGAGATCTCCGAAGGCTTCTAAGGCACCTAAGGCGTAGCACATCATCTGACTGTTTCCACCATGTTCCTCATCACCGGCACTTACCAGGATACCGAGACCATGCTTGTAATCAATGATCTGTAGAATTTCATCTGCAACGATGACACAGTCACCGGTTCCAAAGCCGTTTTCAACCCAGCGGGAGAAGTCCAATCTCTGCTCAATCATGACCTGCGGATCCTTGCAGAATTCCTTGGCTGCTTCGATTTGTTCCAGGACATAATTCCTGTATTCCTCTGCGCAAATTTGCATTTCAGCATCGTAGAAGGTCAGGTTTTCTGTCGGATCAGTGACAGCTCTGCCAAGTGCTTTTTCTACAAGGTAGGCGCACAGCTCATGACAATCGGTTCCCTGCTGTGCATATTTGGATGTTTGATCCGCAATATTGGCACAGAGCTTTGCGCTTGGTGGGCAGGCTAACCATCTGTGACTGGCAGAAGCAGAGAGATATGCGTGTTTAGGCATTTCCAATCACCTCGGCTTCCTTAAGAAGGGCTGCATAGTCATCAGGATTTACCTGCTTTAACTGCTGAGCACCATATTTCTCAAGAAGCTCCTTGACTTCCTTTTTATATCCGGCGGCTGATTTAGAAGCGAGCACGGCACGAACATCTTCCTTGGTGTAGATAGGTTCTGGTGCTTCCTCAGCTTTAGCCGGTTCAGGAGCCTTGGTGGCTTTCTTGGTTGACTTGGGTTCTGTTTTTTCGGGTGTTTCTTCGGTAGAAGAGAAGATGTCTTTGATTGCGTTAGCAGCTTTGATCATTCCTTCGCCGCAGGCAATCATTTCATCAAGAACCTGAGATAATTCACTCATTTTGCTCATCTTGTTTTCCTCCATTTTCTGTATTCTGTTGTCTTAGATTGGCTGCCAGTCGTTTGGCTACAACACTGATTGCAATGAGAGTGTCAATAAGCTCTTCATCGATGGACGGTGTAGCCTGCTGGCTTTTATCAATCGTTTCTGTCTGCATCTGCAGCACCTCGCTTTCCGAATGGCTTTCGTGCCTTTCTATCTTCCTAAGCGCATCTGGAAATTGTTTTTCCGGTCGAGAGCATATTTTTTTGAAAAAAAGTTTTGAAAACAGTCAGGGCATTTTTTACTTTTATAAGGAAGAGATACTGCTCTGGCTGTTATTTTTTTGCAAATTTTGTCCTACGACCGGAAAAATGTAGGTTAAACCCGCTTAGGAAGTTAGGAGGATTTTGTTCCTTACTTTATAGAAACGAGGTTTGAGATATGCAGGTAACGATTTTTACAGCAAACTGCATTGGCCAGGCCGCAAACTGCAGCTACCCGAACCGGGTGACGGTGAGTACGCCGGAGCAGCTTCGGGAGGCGGTGAAGGCAGATCATGTTTGTGCAGAGTACAAAGGAAGCTATCGAGGTATTGGTAATTTCATTCGTTCAGATGTGATTGTCATGGATATTGATAATGACCATTCAGAGGAACCGGCAGAGTGGATTACGGCTGAAAAGCTGGAGAAAATATTCCCTGATATGGAATATATGCTTGCTTCCAGTAGACATCATTTGCTTCCGAAGGAGGGCAAGTCTGCCAGGCCGAGATATCACATCTATTTTCCTATTTCAGAGATTACAGATGCAGAAGTGTATGGAAATCTGAAGAAGGCGTTGCAGAAGGAGTATCCCTTCTTTGATGGAAATGCATTGGATGCAGCAAGATTTATCTTCGGTGCTGATTGTGAAGAAGTATTGGTACATGATGGCTGGATGACTATTGATGAAGAAATTGATGTCAGTCAGGTAGCTGAGGAAGAAGATTTTGATTCCGAGGATTCGGAGAGCGCATCTGGTGGGCAGATTCTGGAAGGTAGCAGAAATAATACTATGAGCCGTTTTGCCGGGCGTGTGCTGAAACGCTATGGAATTACGGAAAAGGCACACGAGGCATTCTTAGAACATGCAAAGAAATGTGATCCGCCGCTACCGGAGTCGGAGCTTAAGACTATCTGGAACAGCGCAGTGAAGTTCTTCAAGAAAAGTATTGTGAATCAGGAAGGGTATGTGCCACCTGATGAATATAACGCAGATTTTGAAAGTGCTTCATTGAAGCCTGAAGATTATTCGGATATCGGACAGGCAAAGGTGTTGGTTCGAGAGTATGGAAATGAATTGAAATATACCAGTGCAACAGACTTTTTAAGGTTCGATGGCGAATGTTGGCGAGAGGATAAGCAGATGGCGATTGGTGCTGTTGAGGAATTCTTGGATCTGCAGCTTCAGGATGCTATGGATGAAGTGGCAAGAGTTGAGAAGGCGTTGGAGGATGCAGGTGTACCGAAGGAATCTATCCAGGCTGGCCCGAAGGAGCTTTTAAAAGAGGTAGATGGAAAGCTTATTCCTTTGGTTTATATGCTGATGGGTGCTCAGACTTATCTGAAGTTTGTTCAGAAGAGACGTGATTACAAATATATTGTGTCTGCGGCAAATACGGCGAAGCCGATGATTGCTATTTCCGTGTCTGATTTGGATAAAAACGAGAATCTGATTAACACACCTTATGCAACCTATGACCTTCGAAAAGGGCTTGCAGGGGAACTGCCGCATAATCCTGAGGATCTGATTACAAAGATTACTGCGTGTTCTCCGGGAGAGGATGGGAAACAGATATGGCTGGATGCCTTGAATCTTTTCTTCTGCAAGGATCAGAAACTGATTGATTATGTGCAGGAGACGGTTGGCATGGCTGCAATCGGTAAGGTTTATCAAGAGCACATGATTATTGCTTATGGTGGCGGTGCCAATGGTAAGAGTACCTTCTGGAATACCATTTTCAGAGTGCTTGGAAATTATGCCGGAAAGCTTTCTGCTGAGGCATTGACTATGAATTGCAAGAGAAATGTGAAGCCGGAGATGGCGGAGCTTAAGGGAAAACGTCTCATCATTTCTTCGGAAATGGAGGAAGGTATGAGATTGAATACCGCTGTGGTGAAGCAGCTTTGCTCTACGGATGAGATTCAGGCAGAGAAGAAGTATAAGGATCCGTTTTCCTTTGTACCGTCACATACATTGGTTCTCTATACCAACCATCTTCCAAAGGTAGGAGCCAATGATGACGGTATCTGGAGAAGGCTGGTGGTCATTCCCTTCAATGCAAAGATTACAGGTAAAAGTGACATCAAAAATTATGCGGATTATCTGTTTGAGCATGCTGGTCCTGCGATTATGAGCTGGATTATCGAAGGTGCGAAGAGGGCGATTGATAAGAATTTCCATACAACACTTCCAGATGTCGTAGAGGCTGCTATCCAGGCATATCGCGAGGACAATGACTGGCTGGGGCAGTTTCTGGAGGAATGCTGTGAGATTGATCCATCTTATAAGGAAAAATCGGGTGAACTGTATCAGGCTTACAGAGCGCATTGCATGCAGAACGGCGAATATATCCGTAGTACCACGGATTTCTATTCTTCGATGGACAAGGCTGGCTATAACCGTATTCGCAAGAATACCGGAGTGCAGGTCGTGGGATTGAAGCTTAAGGAAGGACAGGATTTTTTGGAGTAAGAAAAAGCTCTTTTGTGTAGGTCGTTAACCTCAGTACATAAAAGTCCCTTTAGGAAGAATTTGAATAAATATCTGCTTAAGAGAGTTTTACGGAACGAGGTACTCGACCTGCACACCTGTTAAGAATGATGGAGGCGTGCAATGCGTGAAAAATATATTGAACAGAAATTAGTGAGAGAAGTTAAAAAGCGTGGTGGCTTGTGTGAGAAGTGGAATTCCGGTTCATCGGGCTGGCCCGACCGACTTGTTTTATTACCTGATGGGAAATTTGGGTTGGTGGAAGTGAAGGCGTCAGGAAAGAAACCAAGAGTTTTACAGGAGCACAGGCATGACCAGCTAAGGTCTCTTGGATATAAAGTATTCGTCCTGGATGATGCAGGACAGATTGGAGGGATTCTTGATGGAATACAAACCGCATGATTATCAGCAGTTTGCAATCAATTATATATTAGAACACCCGATAGCAGCCGTGATACTTGGGATGGGACTTGGTAAGACCAGTATTACGTTGACAGCTATTGAACAGCTTATTTATGACAGCTTTGAAGTAAGTAAGGTTTTGGTGGTGGCGCCACTTCGAGTTGCAAGAAATACCTGGAGTGATGAGATTCATAAGTGGAATCATCTGAAACACCTGAGATATTCCATTGTTCTTGGTTCAGCAGCAGAGCGGAAAAAGGCTTTGGAGGCGGATGCAGATATTTACATTATTAACCGTGAAAATCTGCAGTGGTTGATTGAACAAAGTGGAGTGAATTTTTTCTGGGATATGGTAGTTCTGGATGAGCTATCCAGCTTTAAAAATTGGAACAGTAAACGCTTTAAGGCTTTTATGAAGGTTCGCCCGAAGGTAAAGAGAGTAATTGGACTTACCGGAACGCCTTCCAGCAATGGACTGATGGATCTGTTTGCAGAATTTAAATGTCTGGATATGGGAGAAAGACTTGGCAGATTTATCAGCCAGTATCGTGTGAATTATTTTGTGCCAGACAGGATGAATGGTCCGATTGTTTATTCTTATAAGCTAAGAAATGGAGCTGAGGAACAGATTTATGAGAAGATTTCCGATATCACGATTTCTATGAAAGCCTTGGATCATTTACAGATGCCGGAGCTTATCAGTAATGAATATCCGGTTTATATGAATGATGAGGAAGCGAAGCTTTATGCGGACATGGAAGAGGATTTATTTGTTCCTTTGAAAAATGGAGAGATTACAGCAGCAAATGCAGCAGTTCTTTCCGGGAAGCTTCTTCAGATGGCAAATGGTGCTGTGTATTCCGATGATGGCGATGAGATTGTAATCCATGACCAGAAGCTGGATGCCTTAGAAGATATGATTGAAGCGGCAAATGGCAGACCTGTTATGGTAGCGTACTGGTTCAAACATGATTTATCAAGGATTATGCGAAGGCTTACTGAGAAAAAGATTCCTTTTGAAAAACTGGATTCTGAGGAAAGCATCAGAAAATGGAATCGTGGGGAGCTGCAGGTGGCGTTAATACATCCAGCTTCTGCCGGGCATGGCTTGAATCTGCAATCAGGTGGAAATATGCTGATTTGGTTTGGACTTACCTGGAGTCTGGAGCTATATCAACAGACGGTGGCAAGACTTTGGAGACGGTGGTGGTTCAGCATATTATTACTGCTGGAACAATAGATGAGGATGTTATGAAGGCTTTAGCAAGTAAGAATATGACACAAAATAGATTGATTGCTGCAGTAAAAGCGAGGGTAACACATGGCAGGTAAGAACCAATTTGAAGATCCATATGAAAGACTTGCGAATGCGATTATCCTTAGTGCGGTTGCTGATTACAGAGCCGCACTCAAAAAGGTAAAGTGCAATCCAAAAAGCAAGGCGGCAATAGATGAAGCGTTACAGATTGAGAAGTTTTTCAGAAGTTCGTGGTATCAACAGCTGACTTCAGTTGATGGAGAATTCTTAATCCGTAAGCTTCAGGACGAAATAAGACAATCAGAGTAAATCCGAGGGAAATAACTTTTCGGAGGTGGCTTATGACGGCTAAAGAGTATTTGAAACAGGCATATCTGTTGGATAAGCAGATACAGGTTGAAGTGAAGGAGCTGGAACAGCTTCGTGAAATGAGAGGCACGATTCAGGGATGTTCTTATGGAGAAAAGATTGGTACCAATCCGAATAGAAATCTGGAAGCGCCGTTTATAAAGACCATTGAAAAGATATGGGATTATGAGCAGAGGATTGATGCACAGATAAACAGATTGGTAGACCTTCGTTCAGAAATCAATGCGGCGATTGAAAGTATGGAGAACCCAGAGGAAAGACTTCTTTTGAAATATCGTTATCTGAAAAACGAGAGTTGGGAAGATATTTCCTACGAGCTTAATGTGTCATACAGAACTGTGCATCGTATTCATGCATCGTCACTAAATAATTTTGTTGTACCGGAATAAGGTTGGCACACTTTGTCCCAACATGGCATAAGCATATATGTTAATATGATAGTGTCGAAAGTAGGACAAAACGAAGAGCCTTGAGGGAGCAATCCTTCAGGGCTCAAATTAGTAGGAGGTGCGTATGCCAAGAAGACCGAACATACCGTGTAAACATCCTGGCTGTGCAGCACTTATTCCGCATGGTCAGATGTATTGCGAGGAACATAAGCCTTTACACACAAAGGACAGAGCCCATGCAGCAGAGCGTGGTTATGGTGCTAAGTGGCAGCGTGAGAGAAGGAAGTTCTTAGAGAGCAATCCATTCTGTGTGAAGTGTTATGAGGAAGGTCATATTACTATGGCTACCGTCGTGGATCATATCGTTCCGCATCGTGGAGACCAGAAACTCTTCTGGGATAGGTCGAACTGGCAGCCTTTATGTGAGCATCATCATAATGTAAAGACGATGACCGAGGATAGATTTAAGGAATATCGGTTCTGATGGAGCAAGGGTAGGGGGTATTTGAATCTTCGCAGGCCTTAGGCTACAAGACCGGCGCCCCCTTTTCTGTACAAAATCGCGAAATGGAAGAGGGGGGTATCGTAGAATTACAGTAACTGAAATGGAAACTAAATGAATAAAATGATATAAAATGGTAACTATAATATTGACTTTAATTCGTGTGTGACATATAATAAGCATGAGGTAGAATGACTTTTGTTGATTGGAGGAAGTTAATATGTTTGATGTGAATTCCATGATAGCTGCAAATATTGTAGCAATTCTTAAAAAACAGAATAGAAAACAAATAGATTTGGCAGGGGCATTGCAGACAAATAAACAGACAATAAGTAAGATGCTTAATGGTTCAAGAATGATTAATGCGATAGAACTGAAGCGTATCGCAGAGTTCTTGGGTGTTAAGATGGAAGAACTTACCAAGCTTCAGGGAGATTCTGTTGATACAGATATTGTTCATGCGTTCATGGGAAAAGTTGAATCAGAAGAAGCTAAAGAAGCACTTAATATTGCTGATAAGCTTTCAAACATGATTCTTTTCCATAGTCGAGTTAGAGATAATGGTATGGCTATGATGAAACCTTGGGAGGCATAATGGGAGATACTTTTTTTGAAAACTTGTTTTATAAGCAAGAGAAGCAATTTGAAAAAATAAATGATTTATCAAAGGCTTTTGCTGTAAATTACTGTGGAAATACCATTATTAGAGAATCTATTTTTGGCATAGTTTCAAATTATGCACGTAAGAGGGAACTGGCTCTTGAAGTGCTTCGTTATCCATTTAGGGATGATGAATTATGGGCGTTTACCTTTGTGAAGAAGGGTACGATTTTCTTGTGTGTGAATACAGAACTGCCAATGTGTAAGCAGATTTTTGCAACGGCACATGAGTTATATCATATTCATTGCTATGCAGAGGATATTAATACCAGCACTATTACATCAGGTTCTTTATTGGATTCAAAAACGGTTGATGAAGTAGCAGCTACGCAGGAAGATCTTGAAGCAAATGCTTTTGCAGGGTTGCTTTTGATGCCGGATGCCAGTGTGATAGAACAGTTTAAGATGTTTGGAATCTCAAAAGAGAATATGGGGATTGATGATGTGCTGATTCTTATGGATTTGTTTGCGCTTCCTTACAAAGCAGTTGTATTGCGCTTAGTAGAGAGCGGTGTGATTACAGAAGAGAAGGCCAGAAATCTTTATCAAGAAAAAAGTGAAAGCATTGCAATCAGAATTGAATTGACTGGAAAAGCAGAACAGTGGCAGCAGAATAGTGGAAGTTTACTCCGCTATGGAAGTTTGTTGGATAATCTGGCTTTTAACTCTGAACACGAATTACTTGTGGATAGTAGAGAGGAATCTGATAGGGCATACTTGGAAAAAATCAGAAAGGAATTTCGGAATCGAAAATAAGGTGAGTATATGGCAAATGAAAAATATGCCTTGCTGGATACTGACTTTATATCCAAGATGCATTTGATACGCAAGGATGATCATAATAAATTAATAGACAAAATTATGGCAATGCCAGGTTATTGCTTTTATTGTCATAAACAGATTCAAGTAGAAATCATGCGTCACAATATAGCTGGGGCACCAGAATGGTTTCAGTCGAAAATTGAATCAAAATCAATATGTATGTATGACGATGAAATGATACTGGATGAATTATCAGGAGTCTATGGTGAATGGGCTATCAGCGCATATGCAGGAATGCTTAAAACTGCGTGCGATGCATATAAAGATGGATATTTTGAAGAGAAGTTTGTTCTTGTGTCTCAAATGGACTGCCGCAGTATAAGTAGAGAAGATTTTTTGAAGCAACTGCAAGATGATTGTGACACTATCGGCGAGGGACAAAATCTCGGAGAACTGAAGTCATATGTCTTATTGCAAGTGCTGAATTTGAAGTTCGGTGAACAAATCTATGTCTTTTGTTCTGATGATAAAAATGCCAGAAATGGTGTAATCAGTATAGGCGGAGCTAGATGTATTAGTGTATTGTCATCGTTTGTAAGGCTGAAAAAAGAAATTAGCTTTACGAAAGAGGATGCTATGCCATACATCGATTCTTATATGAATACTTGTTTAGGAAAAGATCAAACAGCATTCAGGGTTCAAGATACTTCAAAAGAGAGGCGAATGTGCAGGATACCATGTGAGCAAGTATTTGAAGAGATATTTGATGGGAAAATAGATGAGTTAATAACTGGAAATTTAAAATACATATAGATATTCATCATGAGGATCGTGTAGAAATACATGGTCCTTTTATTTACACGAGTAGTAAGGAAAATGCCATGCTTGCATGAGCATTTGACGAGCACCGCGATAACCCAAGAAATTGATTTCTTGGGTGTGCAGAAAATTAAGGAAGGAGGGGATTCCAGTGGCAGGAAGAAAGCCAAAGCCTACAGCGGTTAAGAAGCTGGAGGGTAATCCAGGTAAAAGAAAACTGAATACGAAAGAGCCAGTTCCGGCAAAGGGAATGCCTGACTGTCCGGAGTGGCTGCTTCCAGAGGCGAAGAAAGAGTGGGAACGACTTGCGGATCTGATGAACCAGATGGGAGTTCTGACCGAGGTGGATATGGCGGCATTTGCTGCATACTGCCAGTCTTATGCCAGATGGAAGGAAGCGCAGGAGCATATAGATTCTGAGGGGTCGACCTTTGAAACGGATAAAGGATATCAGCAGCAGACACCTTGGGTTGGTATTGCAAATACCAATCAGAAGCTGATGCTGCAGGCGGCATCCGAGTTTGGACTTACGCCTTCATCCAGGTCACGTATTGTGGCTGGTAGTGCAAAGGGTAAGGAGTTGGAAGATGAGATGGAGGCATTGCTTGGGGGTGATTCCTAATGGCAAAGGAACCAAGACCAAAGGGATATCCGAAGCTTAAGAATTATAAACCTTCCCAGTTCATGCTTCCGACTTCACATTATGATAAGAAGAAAGCAGACAGGGCAGTGACCTTTATTGAGAATCTTTGTCACACCAAAGGTAAATGGGCAGGAACACCATTCTGGCTATTACCGTGGCAGGAGCAATTGATAAGAGATATATTCGGGATTGTAAAACCTGATGGGAACAGGCAGTTCCGCACTGCATTTGTGGAGATATGTAAGAAAGTAGGTAAGAGCGAATTAGCAGCAGCAGTCGCTCTTTATTTATTGTATGCGGACAATGAGCCTTCCGCAGAAGTGTATGGTGCAGCGGCTGACAGACAGCAGGCATCCATCGTATTTGATGTGGCAAAACAGATGGTAGAGATGTCACCGGCTCTGATGAAAAGAAGCAAGCTGATGGGAGCCACTAAGCGTATTGTGAATTACAGTAATGCCGGATATTATCAGGTGCTGTCAGCTGAGGTTGGCGGTAAACATGGATTTTCGGTGAGTGGATTAGTATTTGACGAAATCCATACTCAGCCAAATCGGCAGTTATACGATGTACTTACCAAGGGTTCGTCGGATGCAAGACAGAATCCGCTTCACTTTATTATCACGACTGCAGGCAATGACAGACATTCTATTGCATATGAACTTCATACGAAGGCGGTGGATATTCTGGAAGGCAGACGTGTGGACCCGACTTTTTATCCTGTAGTCTATGGACTTAAGGACGATGAGGATTGGGAAGATGAGGCAAACTGGTACAAGGTTAATCCTTCTCTTGGATATACCGTTGATATTGAAAGGTTGAGGGATGCATACAGGGAAGCAAAGCAGAATCCGGCTGATGAAATCACATTCAAATGGCTTCGATGCAATATGTGGGTCAGTTCGACCGTTGCATGGATTCCTGATGCGATTTATATGAGAGGCAATGAGCCGATTGATATGGACGCACTTGCTGGTAGAGATTGCTATGCGGGCCTGGACTTATCCAGTACCGGAGATATTACGGCACTGGTACTGATATTTCCACCAAGGGATGAAGAGGAAAAGTATGTACTTTTGCCATATTTTTGGATTCCGGAGGAAACCATTTCGAGAAGAGTGAAAGCCAATTCCGTACCATATGATATCTGGGAGAAACAGGGTTACATCATGTCTACCGAAGGAAATGTGATTCATTATGATTTCATCGAGAAGTTCATCATGGATTTATCCGAGAAGTATCACATTTTAGAGATTGCGGTGGATAGATGGAATGCGACTCAGATGATTCAAAATTTGGAGGGCGAAGGTTTTACCATTGTTCCTTTTGGTCAGGGATTTTCTTCAATGTCAGCTCCGACGAAAGAATTCTATCGCTTACTGATGGAGGGAAGAATTATTCACGGTGGGAATCCAGTGCTTAGATGGATGGCAGGTAACGTTGTTATTGACACAGATCCTGCTGGCAATATTAAAGTAACCAAAGCTAAATCTAAGGAGAAGATAGATGGCATTGTTGCCGCAATTATGGCGCTTGATAGATGTATACGTCAGGAAGGGCAGAGTGGCAGTGTGTATGATGAGAGAGGACTGTTGGTGTTTTAAGGAGGATGTATGGGATTTTTCAGTAATTTATTTCGGGGAAGGGATGCTCCTTCTAACAGCACAGCTGGAAGCGGGTATGGATTCTTTATGGGGAGTACGGCTTCCGGGAAGAGAGTGAACGCAAGGAGTGCCATGCAGATGACTGCTGTGTATTCCTGTGTGAGGATTCTTTCTGAGGCGGTGGCGGGTCTGCCGCTGCAGTTTTACAGATACAATGATAACGGGGGTAAGGAGAAGGCGGTGGATCATCCGCTTTATTTTCTGCTGCATGATGAGCCGAATCCGGAGATGACTTCTTTTGTGTTCCGGGAGACTTTGATGACGCATCTGCTTTTGTGGGGGAATGCGTACAGTCAGATCATCCGGAACGGGAAGGGTGAAATTGTGGCTCTTTATCCGCTGATGCCTGATAGGATGACGGTGGACAGGGATGAGCATGGCAGGCTTTATTATGAGTATCTGGTTTATGACGGGGATGATGTGGACGGAAGAATCGGGACAGATCCGAAAGCAAATGGAAAGATCGTGCGTCTGCATCCGGCGGATGTGCTGCATATTCCAGGGCTTGGATTTGACGGGCTGGTCGGATATTCACCTATTGCCATGGCGAAGAATGCGATCGGGCTTGCCATTGCTGCGGAGGAGTATGGAAGCAAGTTTTATGCCAACGGTGCCGCTCCGTCAGGAGTGCTGGAACATCCGGGGACTTTGAAGGATCCGGGCAGGGTGCGCGAGAGCTGGCAGTCCACTTTCGGGGGAAGCAGCAATGCCAATAAGGTTGCTGTCCTGGAAGAGGGAATGAAGTATACGCCGATTTCTATTGCACCGAATGAAGCACAGTTCCTGGAAACCAGGAAGTTTCAGATTGATGAGATTGCCAGGATTTTCAGGGTGCCGCCTCATATGGTGGGGGATCTGGATAAGTCCAGTTTCAGCAACATTGAGCAGCAGTCTTTGGAGTTTGTGAAGTATACACTGGATCCCTGGGTGAGCCGGTGGGAACAGGCAATGGTCAGGGCTCTGCTGTCTGCGGAGGAAAAGAAGAAGTATTTCTTTAAGTTCAATGTGGATGGGCTGCTCAGGGGTGATTACCAGTCAAGGATGACCGGTTATGCCACGGCAAGACAGAATGGATGGATGAGTGCCAATGATATCCGGGAACTGGAAAATATGGACCGGATCCCGGAGGAGCTTGGCGGTGATCTGTATCTGATCAATGGAAATATGACAAAATTACAGGATGCCGGTATCTTTGCCGGATCTGGAAAGGGGAAAGATACTGGTGAAGAAGTTTTGGAACTGGAAAAAGAAAACGGTAAATTTGGAAAGTGGACAGGAAGCTGAGGAAAGAATCCTGTTCATGAACGGAGTTATCGCTGAGGACAGCTGGTTTGACGATGATGTCACGCCGGCTCTTTTTAAGGATGAACTGAATGCAGGGACAGGGGACATTACCCTGTGGATCAACAGTCCGGGCGGGGACTGTGTTGCCGCAGCGCAGATTTTTAACATGCTGTCGGAGTATCCGGGAAAGGTTACGGTGAAGATTGACGGGCTTGCGGCATCTGCTGCGTCTGTCATTGCAATGGCCGGAACTGAGGTATGGATGAGTCCGGTAAGCATGATGATGATCCATAATCCGGCGACGGTTGCGTGGGGTGACCATTCGGAGATGAAGAAGGCTATGGAACTTCTGGATGCCGTGAAGGAATCCATTATCAATGCTTATGTACGAAAAACGGGACAGAGCAGGGCAAAACTGTCACATCTGATGGATGCGGAAACATGGATGGATGCGAATAAGGCTGTGGAGCTTGGGTTTGCGGATGACATTCTGTTCCAGAAAGAGGAACAGGGCAGTGAAGGCGAAAATGGAGATTCAGGTGCTGGCCGTACAGAAAACGGGACGTCTGATTCTGTAATGTTTTCCAGACGGGCAGTGAATAATGCGCTGATGAATAAGCTGGAGAGGCATTATGGAAAGACCGGAAAATCCGTGAAAGACCAGGCGGGAATTGGATTGAATGGAAATGGTGCTGGTATGCAGGGGACTGGAATAAGTGGAAGTGCCGGTGCTGAGGGGGATGATCCCTGTAATGGATGTTTCGGGGCGGCGGAGAATGCCTGCCAGAAGTGTGAAAAGAAGAAAGTGAATACGAATGTTACAGGGCGTTCTGCAGATGATCTGCGTGAACGCTTAAATTTTATCAAAAAATATATCTGAGGAGGATACGGATTATGACGATTCAGGAATTAATGGAGAAAAGAGCTAAGGTTTGGGAAGCTGCAAAGAATTTTGTGGATACCCATGAGAATGAAAATGGTGTTCTGTCTGCGGAGGACAGTGCAGCCTATGAGAGGATGGAAGCGGAGATTGAGGATCTGACAAAGGCGATTGACCGCCACCGCAAGGCTGAGGAAATGGAAAAGAGCCTGAACCAGCCGGTAAACCAGCCGCTGACCGGGAAGCCTTATGCAGGCGGCCAGGGCGAGCAGAAAACAGGACGTGCATCCGATGAATACCGCAGGGCAATGCTGAATGCACTGAGAAGCAACTTCCGCCAGGTTTCCAATACTCTTCAGGAGGGCGTGGATGCCGACGGCGGTTATCTGGTTCCGGAGGAGTATGACAGAAGGCTGGTTGATGTTCTGAATGAAGAAAATATCATGCGCCGTCTTGCCACAAGGATCGTGACTTCCGGAGAGCACAAGATCAATATTGCGGCTACCAAGCCGGCGGCAAGCTGGATTGAGGAAGGCGGGGCACTGACTTTCGGGGATGCGACTTTTGACCAGAAGATCCTGGATGCACATAAGCTTCATGTGGCGATCAAGGTAACTGAGGAACTGCTTTATGACAATGCCTTTAATCTGGAAAATTACATTCTTGTCCAGTTTGGAAAGGCGCTTGCCAATGCGGAAGAGGATGCCTTCCTGAACGGAAACGGAACAGGGAAGCCGACAGGTATTTTTGACGGAACAGGCGGAGGGCATCTGCTGAATACACTGGCTGCAGCTTTGAAATCAGATGACATGCTGGATCTGGTGTATGGCCTGAAACGTCCGTACCGTAAAAATGCATCCTTTATCATGAATGATGCAACACTGCCTTCCCTTAGAAAGCTGAAGGACAATAACGGTGCTTATATCTGGCAGCCGGCTTACCAGGCAGGGGAACCGGACAGGATCCTGGGATATAAGGTGGAGACTTCTGCTTATGCACCGAAGGACGGCATCGCTTTTGGGGATTACAGCTATTACAACATTGGAGACCGGGGAAACAGATCCTTTAAGCAGCTGAATGAACTGTTTGCAGGCAACGGAATGATCGGTTTTGTTGCAAAGGAACGCGTGGACGGAAAACTGGTTCTTCCGGAAGCCGTGCAGATCATGAAACTGAAAGCTGACTAATGTGCAGGAATGACAGGGGATGGCGTAGGCTGTCCCCTGCTTTGACCGAATCAGGGAAGGCTTCAAGTTTGAAGAATGTTCGCCGGTTTGAAAAACAGATCAGCCGGGCGGCGAGCATGAAGAATTGAATGGAAACAGGAAAATCTGTGGGAGGTGATGGAGTGTCCTGGGTGGTTCATGAGGATATGAAGATTGAGATGACAAAGGGGGATACGCCTTCTTTTGCGTTCCAGGCATTTCTGCCGGACGGCTCGGAGTATGAGTTTGAGGAAGGTGATTCCGTGGTCTTTGCAGCGAAGCGGAACAAGGCAGATCCGGAGCCAGCGGTACGGATCGAGGCAGATGTGAAGGAAAAAGTGATCAGATTCGCAGAGGAAGATACAAAGCATCTGGAACTGGGAAAATATATCTGGGAGCTGTCCTTAAACAAGAGCAGCGGTTACCGGTGTACATTTATTGCAAATAAGGTTTTGAAACTGACGGTGGAGGTGGCGTGATGGAGCAGCTGACGGGAACCATGAGCAGTGTTCCTAATTCAAATAATTATGAAAATATGAGCCATAAGCCGCAGATCAATGGTGTGGAGCTGACCGGAAATAAAACTTCGGAAGAACTGGGGCTTGGCGGCGGTGAGGTAACCAGGCAGGAACTGTTTCATACCCAAATAGGTGTAGGAAACCGGCTCGATGGCGGGCGGCGGCGTGTCAAGAAATATCTATGGAGTTTTTTAAGAACCGCCCCGGCGGGGCAGGTCAGGCTGTGACCTGCTCCACTTCCGGGATGGGTTTGAGATTGAAATGAATTTCGATAGAAATGTGTCTTGTCTTATCGCTGTCTATGCTCTCATGGACAACGATTTCTTTAATCAGGCGGTTGAGGGTGGCGGCGTCCAGTTCCGTGATGTCGGCGTATTCCTGAATGGCTTCTACCCACTGGCGGGCGTCACACGCAAGCCGGATTTCATCGGCCAGCTTCTTCCGGCCTTCCTCAACCCTTGTTTTCAACTCGGCCTGTTCCTTCTGCGTCTTTTCCATCAGCAGATTGAAGTTCGCTTCGCTGATACGTCCGGCAACCATGTCCTCATACAGCCGCAGCACCATCTTTTCCAGAACGTCAATCCGTTCCTCGTCTTTGGCAAGGGAACGCTCCAACGCTTCCCGCTGGCCTTTCTGCTCGGCTTCGCAGGTGTCGGACAGCTTCCCGGCAACGGCCTCCCCGTCCATCAGGGCTGCTCTGGCGCACTCCCGGATTTTGTTCAGGACAAGCCGGTACAGGGTGTCGTACTCAACCCGGTGCTGGGAACAGTGCTGCTTTCCGTAGGCGTTGTAGGTCTTACAGGAATAAATCTGCTTCGGGTGCTTCTCGTTGGTGTAGCGGATAGTCAGCGACTTCCCGCACTCGCCGCATTTGATAAGCCCCGCAAACAGGCTGATTTCCCCGGTCTGGCGGGGGCGCTGCCGGGATTTCAGCTTGCGCTGCACGATGTCAAAGGTCTTGCGGTCAACAAGCGGCTCATGCTGGTTCTCCACGACAATCCATTCCTCCGGCTTTTTCTCCCCGATGGTGCCGATTTTGAAGCGGTATTCCTTCTTCTGGGAAGCGATAGCGCCGGTGTAGACGGGGTTCATCAGGATGTCCTTAATCACGGTAAAGTCCCAGATATACCGCCCGTTTACCGGGTCTTTCTTTTCCCACTTGGTTGACACGTTCCGCAGCCCCCGTACCCGGTTCCAGTAGGTCGGGCAGGGGATTTTTTCTTCTTCCAGCCTGCGCCGGATGTAGTTGGGGCCGTGTCCTTCCAGCGCCCATGCAAACAGACGCCGGACAATGGGAGCTGTTTCCTCGTCAATCAGCAGGTGGTTTTTGTCCTCCGGGTCTTTCTGGTAGCCGAAGGGGGCAAGGCAGCCGGTAAACTGGCCTTTCTGGGCTTTCAGCAGATAAGAGGAATGAACCTTCTTGGAAATGTCCTTGCTGTACATCTCGTTGAGGATATTCTTGAACGGTGCAATGTCGTTGTTGTCCCGCATGGTGTCGATACCGTCATTCATGGCGATATACCGGACGCCGTGGCGGGGAAAGAAATCTTCAATCAGGAAGCCGGTCTGCAAGTAATTCCTACCCAGTCTGGATAGGTCTTTCGTTATCACAAGGTTGGCCTGCCTGCGCTCGATGGCTTTCAACATCCGTTTCAGGTCGGGGCGCTCCATGTTCAGCCCCGTGTAGCCATCGTCCTGATAGACTGCAACAACCTCCCATCCCTGCTTCTCGCAGTAGTTTTCCAGCATATCCCGCTGGTTTGCAATGCTGGCGCTCTCCCCGTCAAGGTCATCGTCCTTGGAAAGCCTGCAATAGATAGCCGCCCGGAAGCTGCCCGCCAGTATTGCGTCCATGCCTGTATATTCCATTCCGTTCATCATAACCATTTACCCGCACAATCCAGACGGAACACGGTCATGCTGAACCTTGTCTTTATTATACTCTAAATCTTGCTTTTTCACAAGATATTCTTTATCATTTCTCTGGCTGTATTTCTGTGCAATCAGGCTCACGAAAACGTCCGTAGCGTCCAGTTCGCCGTCAAATACCGTTGTGACATGGATTTCAGTTTTGCTTTTTGCCATAGGCAGTTACCTCCATAAATGAAATAAGCCAGACAGGAGAGGGTCGGCAACGAAGTCCGGCAACGGGCTTCAAAAAACCTCGAAAACAATCTCTGTCTGGCGGGTTACTGTTTATTTACTTTTTCTTTTATTTTTCTGTTGCTTTGGTTGTCAGAGGGGAGAAAAGCCCGCAGTTACGGGCTTTTTCCCGGCAACCGGCTCGGCAACGGGATAGCAACGGGGTCGGCAACCGGCTGTGGTTTCCCCGGATTTTTCAGAAGGGAAGTTCCATCTGCTCGGTCACTTCCACAAATCCGTCCGGCGTTTTTTCACGCCCGTTGTCAGCGCCCGTTGCCGGGGCTTCCCGTTCCCAGCCCTTTTGCCTGCCGTATCCTTCAAATATCCGGGGATTGGAGAAATACTTCCATCCCGTGATACAGTGGTTCATGATGTCGTTGACTTCCCGGATTTCCCATTGTTTCGGCTCGTCAAAGGGGTGGTTCAGGGCTTCCTTAAAAAGCTGCTTGGAGCATACGGCGCTGCCGGTGTAGCGGTCAAGGTATGCCTGTATCATCCCGGCCTTGGTGTCCTCCGGCATGAAATCCCGCTGGTGTTCTTTGAGGTACTGTATCATTTCGGGTGTAAAAGACAGCTTAAAATCGCCGCTTTTGTAGGTCGTCATGGCTTCCGCCCATACCTGTTCGATATAGGCTCTGGAAGCGGCTTCATCGTCCAAAATGTGTACCTCGGCCTGTTCAGGGTAGACCATGACCGGCAGGAAGCGCCGGTTCCCGGAACGGTCAAGGGGCAGGAAGTCCAGCGCATTGGAAGTCCCGCCAAACACGCATTGCCGCAGCCTGTCCTCCGGGTGGGTTTCGTAGGGGATTTTATAGACCTCCTTCTGGCGGCTTAAAAATGACTTGATTTCCTCTATGCTCTTGGCGTTGGCAGTGGCAATCATCTCCGACATTTCAATTATCCAGTGGCCTTGTAACTTCCGGTACACGTTATCATCGTCCAGCTTCCGCAAATCATCGGAAAACCACTCGTCCTTTACGGCCAGCAGCCGGAAGAAGGTGGATTTCCCGGCTCCCTGACCGCCTACCAGACAGAGCATGACCTCAAACTTACAGCCGGGGCTGAAAGCCCGGTGGATGGCTCCCAGCAGGAACAGCCGCAGGGAATGGTAAGTGAAGTTGTCCGTGTCGGCTCCCAGAAAGTGCCGCAGGCAGTAGCGGATACGCTCTTTCCCGTCCCAGACAAGGCCGCTCAGATAGTCCCGGATGGGATGGTAGCTGTTGGCGTCTGCGGCCAGATCGGCGGCGTCTGCTATCTTTTTCTCGCTGGTCAGGCCGTAGGTATCTTCCAGATACAGCCGGATATATTTCATATCCGTGTCGGTCATGGCCTTGCTGCCGGTTCTGCGTTTCCTGCCGATGGGCTTTAGAAGGTCAATGCGCTCGGTCAGGAGATTTTTCGCAACCGCCCCGGAAAGGATGGGGTCATACTGGAACACGGTAAGGCAGTTGTGGATACTGTTCCGCACGCCGCCTTTCTCGGTGCTTTCCAGCATGGCCTTGACTTCCTCAACGCTCCGGGGCGGGGGTGCGGCTTCGATGGTGTCTGTCACGGCCTGCCGCAGTTCGGGCGGCAAGGTCTGCCATTCTCCGCTCAAGGTTCCTCACTTCCTTTCCGTAGCTGGCAATCAGGGCAGCCCGTTCCTCTATGTCGGAGAACAGCAGCACATCCAGCAGATATTCCACATGGGCTTGTTTCTGCAAGGCTTCCACGAAAAGCGGGTGCCATTCCTCGTCCGGTGTCTTGGGGGCATAGTCCCGCTTCCAGCGGCGCAGCAGATTGTGATAGTCGGACAGTACCCGGAAACAGTGGCGTTCCATGCGCTTAAATTGTTGCTCCGGGCTTTCCTGCCGGGGCTGGGGGCGGCGGCTCCTGCTTGGCGGCTCCTTATCCTCATAGGGGATGGAGAAGTCCTGCGCCAGCATGAGGGCGGCTTCCTTGGGGCTGACGTTTTCCAGACGGGAAACAAAGTCAATCACATCCCCGTCTGCCTGACAGCCGAAGCAATGGAAGCGCCGGTCAACCTTCATGCTGGGATTTTTATCGTCATGGAAGGGGCAGACGCACATCCCGTTTCTTCCTACCCGGATACCGTAATGCTCAGCAGCCTGCCGGGTGGTAACAGACTGCTTCACGGCTTCAAATACGTTCAATAGGCAAATCCTCCTGAAAATAAGAAAAGCGCCTGCCATTCTCACGGGGAAAATAGCAAGCGCCTGATTGGTTAAAGTTCCATATCCTGTTTTTGCTGGCGGCGGGGCGTCTGGCGTTTCTCTGCCTGTTCCTCCCGGATACGCTGCTCCCGGCCTTTGACTGCCTGCTGGATGGATGGTTTCTTTCCCGGCTCTGCGGTCTGGCGGTACTGCTCGGATGGCAAAACCTGATTGAGCCAGTGGCGCACATCCCGCAAAATCTTCACATCCTCCTGTACGGCAGTCAGTGCTTCCGTCTTGGAAGCGATATTCTCTGAAAGCTGTGCCTGTTCCCCGGCCAGCTTCTTCGTGCTGTACTTCGCCCCATCAAGGTGAACCTTGAAATACCGCAGGGCAGCGTTGTAGGCGTCCAGTTCCTCCTTATGGTCGGCGGCAAATTTCTCCTTGGGTTTCTTCCAGCGGATAGCAGCATATTTCGCATGAACCGGCTTGTTTGCTTCAAAGTTCCCGATATGGAAAAGCAGCCGGTCAATCTCTTTCACACGTTTCTCCATCGGCCTGATTTCCTCACGGATGGAAACGGCCTGTGCGCTGGCTTCATCCAGATAGGCGTCAAGGCTCTCCACGGTGGAAATCTCTTTCTGCCGCAGGAAATCAAGGGCTTCCATGACCTTGTTGAAATCGCCAACAGTGCCTTTCAGCTTCCCCTTGGAAGTCCAGCCGGTGCGTTCCTCACTCCGCATATCCAGATACCGGGAAAGCAGTTCGGGGATGGTCGGCTCCTTTGCCTGTTCCAGTGCTTCCAGCAGCGCCGCTTTTTTCTCTTTCAGGCCGGACAGCCAGCCCTTTAAGCTGCGTACCATCTGCCGGATAGACTGCATGAGGGAATTGGCGGCTTTGATGTCCCGGTTCAGGTTGCCGATGTTGGTCTGTATGCCTTTCTTCTCCAACTGGCTGACCGCTGGCCCCATGTGGACGGTGGGGATTTTATCAATCCCCTGTCGGGCATAGGAGCGAAGGTCAAGGCGCTCCGGGCTGCCGATGGCTTCCAGATAGCGGTTTGCTGTGTCAGCCCAGCCCTGCCGCCATATCTCGGCGTACTTCTGGTCGTTCCAGTCCACGGTGTCCTCCTTGTGGCTTTTCCATCTGCCGGACGCAAGCCGGATACGCTCGCCGTTCTCGTCAAGGTCGTAGACCTTCCGGCTCTTAGGGAGCCATTTCCCGGTTTCGTCCATCGCCCGCATGGTAAGAAGGATGTGGGCGTGGGGATTTCCGTCCCCCTTGTCATGGATGGCAAAGTCAGCAATCATGCCTTTGGAAACAAAAAACTCCCGGCAGTAGTCCCGGATAAGGTCGGCGTACTGTGACCGGGGAAGTTCCCTCGGTATGGCAAGCACGAACCTCCGGGCAAGCTGGGAGTTCCATTGTTTTTCTATGGCTTCGGCGGCGTTCCACAAGGTATTCCGGTCTGCGTACTCCGGCGGGGCATGGGGCGGCAGCATGATTTCGGTGTGGACGATTTCACTTTTATGGGAATAGTATTTCTGCTTCTGGTCGTATTCAGAAAACAGCCGTTCCCCGCTCTGGTAGGCGGCAGACGCAACGGCTGACTGGCGCTTGCTGCGCTGGATGATTTTCACATCAAAGTGCGGGCATGGCAAGTCGTGTCCTCCTTTCTCCCGGCGTCCAGGCAAAAAAAGAGCAGGGAACCTGTTTCAAGATTTCCTGCTCGGTGGTGCCGCCGGTGGCGGCTGGTATTCAGTTTTGAAAGTTCGGGTCAGGTTGGCCCGATTTCAATTTAATATTCGCAGTGTTGAAAAATTTGTTTTGTCAAAACACAAGAGAATATAAAAGTAATTATAGTGATTGCCGTGACAACCAATAAGCTGATATAGTACAAAGTATCTGAAACATTTCCATCAGAAAATGTATTAACTAACATAGTCAATGCGAATACTATGCCTATCGAACCAATCACACTTATAATCAGAATGACTTCTGTTTTCTCTGCTCCCCATAAATAGTAAAGTGGATAAGAAAAGGCTCCAATTAGAATAGCCAGTATTCCGCCGCCTAATACTAATGTGATAGCGTCACGGAAACCATAATAAAAGTATTGGTCGCCATGAATAAAAACTGTGAGGGTCATAAAAACAGCCACAATCACAACCCCAGATATACTCCATATTGTATGACTAATATATTGACTTTCAATAATGGCTTTTCGTCTAACCGGGAGAGTGAGTTTATATTTTTCCCATTTAGATGCGCTTTCTTTACGCACACATGAAACCATCAAAAGTGCAATTATCGGTGGAGCTATGAGAGAAAAAGCAGAAAGCAATGTTGCTTCCCCTGTTATAAGTAAAAGTACACCTACAAGCATTACAAATGCAAGTGCGATTTTCAGGTTTTCAATAACTCCATAGAAATTATTTTTCAAAAGACCTTTCATTTCTGTTCTCCTTTTACCAGTATTAGCATTATTTCATCAATCGTTGCATGGTCAATAACAATACCAGCATACTTTCGTTCGGCGGCTTCCTTATTATTAACCAGCACATCAATCTGATAATCTTGTCTGCGATAAGCAAGAATGTCACTTTTATCTAAATTTTCAAATTGTTTCTCTTTGCAACGCAATATGGCATATTTATAAATCAGATTATCTTTTGACTCGGTTAGAATAATGCGCCCTTGATGGATGAAAGTAATGTAATCTGCTATTTTTTCCAAATCACTTGTGATATGAGAAGAAAGTAAAATAGAATGATCGTCCTCACCAACAAAGTCCAGAAAAACCTCTAACATCTCATCTCTCATAATAGGGTCAAGGCCACTGGTAGCTTCATCTAAAATTAGCAACTTCGGATGATGCGATAATGCGACTGCGATTGCCAATTTCATTGTCATTCCTTTTGAATATTTTCCAATTTTCTGTTTCTCGTTTAGCCGGAATGTTTTTAAATATTTTTGAAACAAACTATTATCCCATTGAGAGAAAATTCCTTGCATAATCTCGGAAATTTGTTTGGCAGTAAGGTATTTCGGGAAATTATCCCCATCATAGACAACACCAATATCATTCCTCAATACGGTATCCTCGTCTTTCATTTCTTTCTCAAAGATTTGAATGGAACCAGAATTGCGGAACAGCGTATTCAAAATACAGCCTATGGTTGTTGTCTTACCAGCACCATTCTCCCCAACGAACCCCATAACAGACCCCATAGGTACTTCAAAAGACACATTATCCAAAAGAAAATCTGACGTTTCATAGGTCTTGCATACATTATCAAGTTTCAAAGCATAATTCATTTTATTCGTCCTCCATATAAAACATTGTGAGCAATTCCGTTAGTTTAGATAAAGGAATGTTGCTTACACGTCCAATATTAGCGGCAGCTTGCAAATGTTCTTCGGCAATACGTTGCTGTTCTTCTTGATAAAATTCCTTGTTTCGTGCTGATACAAAACTACCTCTGCCAACAGTTGTTTCAATAAAACCGTCCCTTTGCAAATCTTCATACGCCTTTTGGACGGTTATAACGCTAACGTGAATAGATTTAGCCAATGAACGCATTGAGGGGATGGCGTCTCCTGCTTGCAATTCTCCACTCATTATCATAGCTTTAATCTGTGTTGTTATTTGCTCGTATATTGGCTTATTTGCATTATTGCTGATTATGATTTCCATGCTTCACCGCCTTCACTTTAAAATGTACTGTATGTACAAGTACATTATATTCACATTCGGATTGGGTGTCAACAGAAAATTTATGAATGAATTTTAAACTTGCTGAACGGAACAGCTTGCAACGCAAGGTGCTTCCGGGCGGCAAGTCCACAAAGGGGTAGCTGGCGGCAGCCAGCGCAGGGGAAGTGTAGCTTCCCCTGTGATGATTGGCAGGAGTCGGAACGCTGCGGGCAATCATCCGCTTTCCGCAGGAAGCCCCCGGCAGGGCGCAACACACTACCTTCAGGTGGTGTATAGTTGCGCCCTCTTTCAGAGGGGTAGCCCACGGGCTGCGGCTCTGGAAGCAATTATGGCCGTTCCCGGCCTTTGTCCTCTCCCTGAAAATCGCCGTTTCCGGCGAACACTTTTTCCATAAGCTGCCGGGTGCTGTCCTGCCGGAACAGTAGCTTCAAGAACAAACTGACCTGTTCATCCGTGATAGCTTCCGGGTGGGGAAGGTAGCTTTCCAGCATGGCGGCTCTGGTACAAAGCCGGTGTGTCCGTTCCTTCCGTGTCAACGCCTTTATCTGGTGTTCCAATATCTTTTCTTCATGCTGCGCTCTCCGCAGCTTCTTTTCCGTTTTCTCTATTTCCTGATTGAGTGCTTCCAGCTTTTCATTCATAAGCGTCTGTCCTCCTTCTTTGGAATGAGTACATATATCTTGTTGGGTTCCCCGAAGCCCTGACGCACCCGCAGTATCAGTCCGGCGTCCTCCAATTCATTCAGGGAACGCTTCACGGTCATTGTGCTGCGGGCAAGTGCCGCCGCCAGTTCCACGATGGGGAAATGGATAAATAAAATCCCGTTGGTGTCCTCTATGCCGGACAGGAAAACAATATCCAACATCCGGGCGTACATGACCTTTGCGGTGCTGCTGATCGGGAGCCGCAGCATGGCTCTCGGCAGCGGCATACAGGGCGGCAGGGTGGTGTCTGCGGTCATAAATTCAACATCCATTCAATCGGTGTCCTCCTTTACTTTTCGTTTTGAGCGTTTGGAAAGATAATGGGGGCAGTCCACAATGACCGCCCGGAAACTCTGCTTACAAGTTCGCTGGCATTTCCGGCAAAGGTCGTTGTACGTTACCCGCCCCCGTTCATTGAGGAAGAAAGACAGTTCCAGCTTCCTCTTTTTCGGCATTCTCGGCATGGTGCCTCCTTAAACAAAAATCCGCCCATTTCAGCCGTAACAGCCGCAATAGACGGATAGCAGATTTTAGTGTCGTGTTTCGGGGCGATTTTCAGGGAAAAAGCGGCCATAGAACCGCCCGAAAATCCCCCGCAGTATTACGGATAGGGTAGACTATGCCCTATCGGATTGTTGTGTTTCGGTATCAATTCGGTGTTCATTTTCGCCGGTTCTCCCTGATGTCGTTCCTGCCCCTGGCTCTCACAACGGCGTTTCGCTCCCTTTGGTACGCTCGTTGCGGTCATGGTTCCTCCATTTCCCTGCCGCAAGTCATTGCGCTACATCGCCGGGGAGCATATCCCATACAGGCCGGTCATTCGATTGGAATAATCCATCGATGAACTAAGCCCATTATGGCACATTTTTGAGCCTTCTCCCGTATATCCACAAAGTAGGAAAACCGCCCCGAAATCGAAAATTTCCACGATTGCGGAACGGGTATGGTATAATGGAATTGACGGCGGCAGCCAGCCGCAGGAAGGAGCGATGTATCTATGAAAACCCGCATTTCCGTACAGGAACGCCTGAAAGATTTACGGGTAGAACGGGGCTTAAATCTGGAAGAACTGGCGCAGGAAACCGGCATTTCAAAATCAGCCCTCGGCAGCTATGAAAACGACAATGATGAATACAAGGAAATCAATCACGGCAGCCTGCTGAAGCTGGCAGACTTCTATAAAGTGTCCGTTGACTATCTGCTCGGCCTTACCAACAATCGGAAATATGAAAACACACCGATAGAAGAACTGCATTTGAGTGATGAAGTCGTGGAACTGCTGAAAAGTGAACGCTTCAACAACCGGCTGCTGTGTGAGATTATCTCCCATGAAAAATTCAAGGAACTGCTGGCAGACGCAGAAATCTATGTGGATGGGATAGCAACCATGCACTTCCATGACACAAACAGCTCACTGGCTGCTTTACGGGCTATGATACTGGAAGAACATCCCGAAGCTACGGCAGACCGGGCAATCAAAATATTGGAAGCCTGTCAGGTAGAGGAAGAAGATTTCTTCTGCCATGTGACGCACAAAACATGGGACGTTATTCTCCACGACATACGCAAGGCGCACGAAAATGACAATGAAAGTGCGCCGGATACCACTCCCGCCGATGAACTGATACGGGAAGTACAAAAGGCCATGCAATCGCCGGGGGACAGGGTTCAGCAATTCACGGAGATGTTCTGTAAGGCGTTCCAGCTTAAATATAAGCGGCTCTCACAAGAGGAACGAAGCCTTTTGAAGAAACTGTTCAAGAAATCCCCGCTGATAAAACAGTCCGGTATGAACTTCCGGCGCAGGCCGTGGAAATGAAAACTGCCGTTGTGGGAATGGTTGTTCCTGCAACGGCAGCTTTGATTATATATGAATTTGGAAATCCTGAAACTTAAACAATCCATTTCCCTGTTTGAGTTTTCCGGCTCTCTCTAATTGTGCAAATCCGGCTTCAATATCGGCTATCAAAGAAACGGGAATATCCAACTGATGGTGTCCGGGCAGAACTTTTTTTATATTGTATTTCCGTATTCGCCTTATAGATTGATAGAATAGCTTCGGGTCGGTAGTTGGGTAAAATGCGTCCAGGCTTCCCTTGTATATCAAATCCCCGGAATACAAATAGTTTCGTTCTGGTTCGTAAAAGCAACAATGTCCGGGAGAATGTCCCGGCGTGTGAACAACTTGAATTTCCCGCCCGCCTAAATTTAGAAAATCGCCATCGTGTAAAATTCTTTGTGGGATACCTTGAAAAATCTGATAAGCGTTAATATCAAAATCTCTTGGAAAATCACAAGGAAGCCTTGTCAAATTATTCTTCACAACTTGCAATGGTATCGGAAACCTGACCGATAGCCAGTCCTTTTCCGCTTCATGTACGGCGATATTATCAAAATACTTATGCCCGCCAATGTGATCCCAATGAACATGAGTTGTAACTGTCATAACAGGCAGCTTTGTCAGAGAGTCCACAATTTTTCTGATGTTGGAAACGCCTAAACCTGTATCAATGAGAATAGCATATTTTTCCCCACATAATAGATAACAATGTGTTTCTTCCCAGTGCTTGTATTCGCTAATAGAGAATGTATCACGGTCTATTTGCTCAATGGTAAACCAATTATCCATTCCGTATAATTACCTCCAGCAACTGAATTTCCAGTTAAAACCACTTTGCATTTTCATCTCTGAAATGTGGTATATTGCCATCTTTATAAGGGTCATACCGATTTTCGTTACAACCAAATTCTTTTAAGAGAGCAATCTTGCCATCTGGCGTCCATTCTATCAGTGACATTCCATCAAACGCTTCTACGTTACCGGCGTCCATCTTATTTTTGAAATACCATTCAACAATGGTTTGATTGCCTTTATGGAAAAATTGCTTGATGTCCCATTGCAAGACAGTTCCACGGGTATTCCATTCCTCAAACCAAAGTTTTATTTTCTTGGAGCCGTGGTACTCTGGCCCCCAACTTTCAATATATACGGCATTATCAGAAAATACATTAAATATACCCAAATCTTTTTTTGCAAGCCACATATCAAACCAAAGTCTGATAATTCTTTCTCTATTGTCCATTTCGCAGCGCCTTCCTTGTCAATTTAATTTTTCAGCGTCTTTGTCCTGCTCTAATTCAATTACATCCAAAATGCCACAATTCAGGGCTTCGCAGATACGAACCAGCGTTTCCATGCTGATGTTTTTGCCTTTACCCATGTTGGCAATCATATTTGTGGTAAGACCGGCGGCAATCCGCAAGTCCTCTTTCCTCATGTTGCGCTCAACCAGCGTGTGCCAGAGGGGTTTATAGCTTATGTGCATTTATCCTCCTGCCTTTCTCCCGGTTTCGGGGTTCCTGTTCCCATTATATCAAAATTCTTGCTAACTCACAAACATTTCTTGACACAACCGCCGGTTCCGTCTGGATTGTGCTTTTCCTTTCTTCTCTTGATTACATCTACTTAGCCATAAGCTGGAAGATGCCTTAAGGAATAAGGTGGATACGGAAGATGGGAAAGGTCTTTCCAGTAATGATTTTGGAAACAGTGAAAAATCCAAGCTGGAGGGGATTGAGGAAGGTGCACAGAAGAATGTGCCGGTACCATCAAAGGTAAGTGAATTGGAAAATGACAGTAAATTCCAGACTGAGGAACAGGTACAGGAGATAAGGAAAACTGTGGAGGAACTGGGCAGACGGATGGAGGAACTGACGGATGGAAACGAGGTGGCGTACTGATGGCAAATGTGCTTGTAAATGAGAAAACACTGAAAGCTATTGCAGATGCAGTGCGTGCCAGGGGCGGTACTTCTGCCCTGATGAAACCGGGGGAAATCCCGGATGCAGTGAGCAGGATCCCGTCAGGCGGAAGCACTGCGGATATGTCCCTGCCGGTCCGGTTCTTTGATTATGAGGGAACCCTGCTGTACAGCTTTTCCCTTGAGGAGCTTGCCGGGCTGGAACGCCTGCCGGATCTGCCGTTTCACGAAGGTCTGGTGTGTACGGGCTGGAACTGGACACTGGAGGATCTGAAAAAGACAAACAGGGAGATGAATGTGGCTGCCCAGTATGTCACGGATGACGGGGCAACGAGAATCTATGTAAGTCTGGATAAGGATATGCTGGAGCCGCAGGTTTCTTTTGGCCAGAGTGAAGATCATGGTGTAAAGGTGGACTGGGGAGACGGCAGTGAACCAGAGACAGCAGAAGGATGGAATTACACGAAGATCACGCTGACACACAGGTACAGGGAACCGGGAGAGTATGTGATACGTTTCCTGCCCCAGGGGGAAAACCAGGTCTGTTTCTTTGGAAACTATAATGCAGGTTCATATATTTTTACAGCAGGGAAAAGCAGTGTGCGGGAAAATATGAAATACCTGTCAGCTGTGAGGAAAATTGAAACGGGAAGCCAGATCAGGGAACTGGGCGATTATTGTTTCTGCAGCTTTTTCAGGATGGAAAACATTACGATGGGAAATGCCGTCGGATGGGGAAATGGTGTTGTAAAAGAATGCTGCAGTCTGAAATTTCTCGGGCTGCCGGAAGGAAAAGAGATGCTGCCCGCCTATTTTTGTGATGGCTGCGTACAGCTGGAACATATATCTGTTCCACATACAGTCACCCGGATTTTGGATTATGTTTTTGATAAATGCACTACCTTACAGGAAGTAACTCTCCCGGATGGTGTAACAGACATCGGAAGACATGTGTTCGAGTCCTGCTGCTGTATAACAGAAATGATTCCTCCGAAAGAACTCAGAAAGATCGGGAACGGGGCTTTTCAGGGATGCCGGATGCTGGAGAAAGCAGTTCTTCCGAATGGAGTTGATGAGGTTGTGGATTCCTTGTTTTCAGGCTGTTATACATTAACAGAGATTGTAATTCCAAAAAGTGTGACGACGGTTTCCAGATATAGTTTTGAGAACTGCCAGTGTATGAAAAGATATTATTTCCTTCCAGATTCGCCGCCGGAGCTTACAACGACAGGTACTTTTCTTGGGCTTCCAAAGGACTGTAAGTTCTATGTCCCGAAGGGAAGGCTGGATGTTTACCAGACTGCGGAAAGCTGGAGTAATTATGCTTCCTATATGGTGGAAATGGAAGGTGATGTCCTGTGATCGTGACAGTGAAGGAAATGAAGAATTACCTGAGGGTGGATTTTGACGATGATGATGTGCTGCTTTCTGATCTAATCGAGCAGGGACAGCAGATCTGCATGGATGTGGCAAGGATCACGGATGAAGATGAGTTTGAAGATCTGCAGGGGACGAAGATTGCCGTGCAGTATGCGGCTGCCTATCTGTATGAACACAGGGAGGAAGCGGATCACCATCAGCTGGTGATGGATCTGCGGAGCATGCTGTTTGGAGTGCGGAAACCGGGATTCTGAGGTGGTTGGTTTGAATATTGGATTGATGAATGAGAAAGTTGTTTTTCAGAAATGTTCTGTTGTAAAGGACGGGATCGGAAATCACAGGAATGAGTGGACAGAGGATTACTGCTGTTTTGCTACGATAGGCGGTGAGGGGCTTGCCAGTTCCAGGGAAGCGGAAACTGCAGGGACTGTGGTGGAGGATGTGGGAATGACTGTGACGGTGCGGTACTGTAAAAAGACTGCAGGCATCCGGTCTGTTACCCACAGGATCCTGTTTCGGGATCAGGTGTATGACATTGTGAGTGTGGATCATCTGAATTATAAGAAGAAGTGTCTGAAATTCACATGCAGGAAGGTCCGGAGGTGAGACATGGCAGGAGACAGATGTACAGTCAGCCAGATGGCAGATGTGATCATGGAAGGGCTGGAAGAGTACGCACAGCTTGCGGCGGATGATATGAAAAAAGCAGTAAAGAAGGCAGGCGCACAGGCGAGAAAAGACATCCAGGAAAATGCCCCTGTGAAGACCGGTGCCTATGCAAAGAGCTGGGCGGCGAAGACCACGAAGGAAACTGCCAATGCGATGGAAATCGTGGTGTATTCCAGGAACAGGTACCAGCTGGCCCATCTGCTGGAGTTCGGCCATGCGCTGAGAAAAGGCGGCAGGACAAGGGCATTTCCCCATATTGCGCCTGCTGAGGAAAGGGCTGCGCAGACTCTGGAACGGGAAGTAGAGAAGGCACTGAGGTGATGGCGGGAGGTGAAAGCATATGACACTGGAAGAACTGGCAGGGATGCTGGAAAAGGCTGGTTTTCCTTTTGCTTATGACCATTTTGCGGAAGGGGAAAGCCCGGATCCGCCGTTTATCTGCTATCTGCTTCCCGGCAGTGATAATTTTGCGGCAGACGGACGGGTATACTTCCGGATCAGTGAAGTAAGGATAGAGCTATACACGGACCGGAAGGATCCCGGGGCAGAAACTCTGGTGGAAACAGTTCTGGATGATGCCGGGATTTTTTATAATAAGTCGGAGGTCTGGATCCAGAGCGAAAAGCTGTATGAGGTGCTGTACAGTATGGAACTGTAATGATTTGTTTAATGATGGAGGGATAATATGTCTGATAAGAATAACAAGGTAAAGTATAACCTGAAAAATGCGCATTACGCTTTACTGACGATCGGGGAGGAGGGGACGGTGTCCTATGCAGCACCAGTGCCGCTTCCGGGGTCCGTATCACTGTCCCTGGATGCCAACGGCGTTCTGATTGAAAACTCGGATGCAGAACTGGCACTGTTTGCCCTGCTTTTTGAGTTCGACGGGGACGTGCGTCATATCCGCCACGTGATGTATAACTGTTCAGCTTCCCGTCCGAAGATCGAGGGCAAGACCAACGAGGAGAAAAAGGAAGTGCAGACAGAAACACTGACTATCAAGGCTACACCATTGGCGGATGGAAAGGTGAAGGCGAAGACAGGGAATACTACGGATGCAACTGTTTATGCAGACTGGTACAAGTCGGTGTATCTGCCGGCTGCAGATCCGGCTTCCTTGCAGGAAGCTGATGGTGGAAAATCTGTTGTGAGTGCTACTGGAAATGGAAAAGCACTGAGCTGAGGGGGATTCAGATATGAGTATGATGAAGAAGATTGAGATTGACGGGAAGGCGGTTGCTTTTAAGGCTTCTGCCGCTATTCCGCGTATTTACAGGATTAAGTTCCAGAGGGATATTTATAAGGATCTGTCTGCTTTGGAGAAGGCAATAGGGAAGGATAGCGGGAACAGCGAGGATGTGAGCAGTCTGGATCTGTTTTCCCTTGAGATGTTTGAGAACATTGCGTATGTGATGGCGAAACATGCGGATCCGTCTATCCCGGATAATCCGGAGGAATGGCTGGATGAGTTTAACACGTTCAGCATTTATCAGGTTCTGCCAAAGCTGATCGAGCTGTGGGGAATGAACATTAGGACGGATGTGGAGGCTAAAAAAAACTTCATGCAACAGACCGCGAAATGACAACTCCCCTGTTTCTTCTCCGGTGTGTGCAGCTGGGGATTTCCATCCGGGATCTGGATCTGCTGACTATCGGGATGGTGAATGATATGTTTGTGGAGAGCAGGAACGATGAGTATAAGGGATGGAGACAGGTTGCCACACAGGAGGATTTCGACAGGTTCTGATATAAGATTTTATTGAGAAAAGAAAATTATTATTTTTATAGATTTTGTTAAGAAAATTGTAGATTAAAGATTTGAGTTGAGGTATAATATATAAATTATATAAATCTAGGGGGTGGTTAAATGGTATTTAGCAAGGCAAAATTGTTTAAAAACAATCAATCGAGTCATGGAACTGTATGTGTAGTTCCTTATAATGATAATATAGAATACTATACATTCCTCAAACAACAAAGAGAAGTAGGTAACAAACAAATAATCATTACATCTGATATAATGATTAATATTATTCGAAAAGTATGTTTGGAAAGAAAGTTTCACATCTATAAAATAGTATTAGCTGAGGAAGATTCAGAAATAGAATATGAATTAGATAAGCTAATCACGCAGGTGCAGAATAATGCGGCTTATTTTGGAGACTTGATTGAAAAAATCCAATTTTTGTCAGAACAGTCCTCAATAGATTTGGCAAGAGTATATATGAAGGGACATTTTTCGAACGGTTTTACACCTAATTTATATGTTCAAGCAAATGGGATTTTGGGGGTAAATAGTGAATCATTTGACGAATTGACACAAGAGATAAGCACCGTTGTTGAGAGGTGTTTGGCAGGATGGTAAAAGGAATATGGAAACTGGTTACGCCTATAATAAGTGCTATAATTGGTATTTATGCAACAAATACATTCAATGTATTTGCTCTATTACCATTTGTTCCTGATGAACATTTGTTTGATATATGCATTACAGTTTATTTTGCGATTGCTGATATAATCATTGAGCTAATAGCGGAATTGATAACAAAATCAGTTAAGAATTTTTTTACTTCTGAACTAGAGGTTATTATGGGGGTACCAGGTGCAAATACGAATTTAACATCTAATGCGATAATGACTTTCAATTCTCAGAGCTTGGCGGAAGCCATTATAAAAGTAAATATTCGTGGAAGAAAAAAACATTTTAAGGGTGTTGAATTAGTTATAAAAAAGCCGGCATTTGCGGAAATGCAAGCAGTATCAAGTAGAAGAGAAGTCTATGTAGATGATGATTACCATGTTAATTTGGAAGCACTTTTTGGAAATGGTGATCGGATTGAAAGCAAACAAGAATTTCGAATTGCTTTAATCCAAGATGCAGTAGATGGAAATACTGAAGCTACAATTTACCCAGAGTTAAGCATAAAAAAATGTAATATTATTTTTAAACGTAATAGTGCAAAATTAAGAACAGGGAGAGAATAATGGCATCAACGACAAGATGGCGGGATACGGTAGTAGAAAATATTGATCAAGCTATACAAAAATTAATAGATGACGTGACTGAAGAAGAGAAGGTAACTAACATTATATGGGAAAACTGGTCAATACAGAAATGTTTTACTGATAATAAAACAATTAAGTTGAATGGAAAAGATATCAAATTTAATTACATAACATATGCATATGATCAAGTAGACACAACGAATGAGAATAAAACTGCAAGAAAAGACGGATTTATTATTGTGTATTCCACTGGTTATGATGTGAATTACATCATAGACCAAAATTCTTATGCGATGAAACTTTTGCGGAAGTTATTATCTTATAATGGGCGCAATGAACTGGAAAGAGGTAATTTTGATTTTTCTAATGATTTCTTTAGTTGGCTGATATATAGGGTATATAATAAGAATTGTAATATAGAAGTTTTTCTTGAGAAAGAAAAAAACTTACGGTAGATACAATAAAAGGAATAAAGGGAGATACCTTGGATTTACAGACACAGGTTACGGCATCTGGTGAGGCAGTAATGAATATTATTAGTACATTGGCATTCTTGCTTGAAAGTCGAAATTTTAATCAAATTAAACTTGATTTAAATTACACTGATCATTCAAATGTGAGTTTGGCTTTGCAAAAAGGAACTGTAAATGTATTAATGAATGAATATTCAGGGATATTTGAAGATGATACGCCAGAAGAAAAGATTGCAAAAGCATATCTTCTTATTTATTTAGAGATTTTGCCAATTCTGTTTCAAGAATATTATACTGATATTGGAAATGATGTTTGGAACGAGGAAGTGTACAAACAATTTTTAAAATCTGTTGGAGAAACTATAAGAGAAAAAATTGATAATAGAATTGCATCATTTGATGATCAAGATAATTAAACTAGCACCGATTTTTAATCGGTGCTTTTTAGTTTACCAAAATGTCAAAAGGAGGTGAAGTAATAATAAATCGGATTAAAGGTATTACAATTGAGATTGGCGGCGATACCACAAAATTGCAGACTGCCCTGAAAGGGGTTAATACGGAGATCAGGAATACGCAGAGCCAGCTGAAAGATGTGGAGAAGCTTCTGAAGCTGGATCCGGGGAATACGGAGCTGATCGCGCAGAAGCACAGGCTGCTGGCACAGGCGGTTTCTGAGACAAGGGAAAAGCTGGAAACTTTGAAGACTGCACAGCAGCAGGCGGATGAGGCACTGCGGAACGGGACGATTTCCCAGGACCAGTATGATGCACTGCAGAGGGAGATCATTGAGACGGAGCAGAGACTGAGGAGCCTGGAAGAGCAGGCGAACCAGTCTGCGACTGCTTTGCAGAAAATCGGTGCGACCGGTGAGAAGCTGCAGACAGTTGGAAACAAGATTTCTTCTGTGGGGCAGAAGCTGCTTCCGGTGACGGGAGTGGTGACAGGGCTTGGAACGGCGGCGGTGAAAACTGCCGCTGATTTTGACTCTGCGATGAGCAGGGTGGCGGCTGTGTCCGGGGCAACGGGATCTGATTTTGACAGCCTCCGGGATAAGGCCAGGGAGATGGGTGCCAAGACAAAGTTCTCTGCGACTGAGGCGGCGGATGCCATGAATTACATGGCTATGGCCGGATGGAAGACGGAGGATATGCTGTCCGGTATTGAGGGTGTTATGTACCTGGCTGCGGCATCCGGGGAAGACCTTGCAACGACTTCTGATATTGTGACAGATGCGCTGACGGCTTTTGGACTGACTGCAGCGGATTCGGGACATTTTGCAGATGTGCTGGCGGCCGCTTCCAGCAATGCCAATACCAATGTGTCCATGATGGGTGAGACGTTTAAGTACTGTGCGCCGGTTGCAGGGGCTTTGGGATTTTCGGTTGAGGATACGGCAGAAGCTATCGGGCTGATGGGGAATGCGGGTATCAAGGCTTCCCAGGCTGGTACTTCCATGCGTTCCATTATGACCAACCTGACCGGGGATGTGAAGCTGTCGGGTGCGGCGATCGGGGATGTGACCATTGCTACCACGAATGCAGACGGATCCATGAGGAGCCTGTCTGCGATCCTGGCTGACTGCAGGGTGGCTTTTGGCGGAATGACTGAGGCAGAGAAGGCGAACAATGCGGAGGCACTGGTCGGAAAGAATGCCATGTCAGGTTTCCTGGCACTGATGAATGCGGCACCGGAGGATATTGAAAAGGTGTCGGGGGCGGTAAATAACTGCAAGGATGCCGCAAAGAACATGGCGGATACCATGCAGGATAATCTGGAAGGACAGCTGACTATTCTGAAGTCACAGCTTCAGGAGCTGGCGATCTCTTTCGGGGATCTGCTGATGCCTGCGGTGCGGAGTATTGTTTCCGGTCTGCAGGGGATGGTGGACGTGCTGAATGCCATGCCGGACGGGGTGAAACGTGTGATCATGATCGTTGCACTTCTGGCTGCGGCTCTGGGTCCTGTGCTGATCATCATAGGCAAGACCCTTTCGGCCATTGGAACGATTATGACATGGGCACCGAAGCTTGCCGGTGCGATCAGTACGGTGAAGGGTGCTTTTGCTGCGCTGAGTGCCACGATGATGGCAAATCCGATCGCCATTGTGATCGCTGCCATTGCAGCCTTAGTGGCGGCTTTTATTTATCTCTGGAATACGAATGAAGAGTTCCGGCAGTTCTGGATCAGGCTGTGGAATGAGATTAAGGAAGTCGCTGTCCAGGTATGGACGGCGGTTTCCCAGTTTCTGGTTTCCGCATGGAACGGGATCCGGAATACGGCGGTGGCTGTATGGAATGGCATCAGGGATTTCTTTTCCGGTCTGTGGGCTGGGATTAAGACACTGTTTACTACGGTTGTCACTGCAATTTCTACTTTCCTTGTGGGAGCGTGGAATGGAATCCGTGCAACGGTTATGACAGTGTGGAATGCGATTTCAGCATTTCTGGGTTCTGTCTGGAATGGGATCAGGTCTGTCATTACGAATGTGGTGAACGGGATCCGGACATTTTTGCAGAGTGCATGGAACGGGATTCGGACAGTCATTACTACGGTGATGAATGCAATTCGGACGGTGATCTCTACGGTCTGGAATGGGATCCGGACAATTATTTCTACCGTGCTGAATGGAATCAGGGGTACTGTCAATTCCGTGTGGAATGGAATCAGAAATACCATTTCTTCTGTGGTGAACGGGATTAAGAATACGGTTTCCAGTGCTTTTAATGCCATGTGGTCCGGAATCCGGGGTACGATTTCCGGTATTTATAATACGATCCGGGATGGACTGGGAAATGCGGTGAATTATATTACAGGTCTTGCATCTGCCGGATGGCGGTGGGGTGCGGATATCATCAATGGCATTGTAAATGGTATCCGGAGCTGTATTGGTGCAGTTGCCAATGCGGTGACGGATGTGGCAAATACTATTCGTTCCCATCTGCATTTCTCTGTGCCGGATGAAGGTCCTCTGACGGATTTTGAGAGCTGGATGCCTGACTTTATGAGTGGTCTGGCTGAGGGCATTGAGAAGAGCAGGGGAATGGTGAAGGCGGCTGTGAACAGTGTGGCTGCGGATATGGTGGTTTCGCCGCAGATGGCTGTGGCAGACAGCAGTGTGATGACCGGTACGGGATCGTCCGGCAGTGCGGATCTGACGGCTGGTATTGTGGCGGCGCTGAAGGATGTGCTGGAAGATCAGAAGGGACAGCAGGGGGATCTGGTGATTCCTGTTTATCTGGGAAACCAGCTGCTGGATGAGGTGATCGTGACGGCACAGCAGAGAATGAGTCTGAGGAGCGGAGGTAGATAGGATGGCTTTTTTTCAGTATCTTGTGTTTGACGGGGAGAACCTGCCGCTTCCGGATTCTTATGAGGTGGAGCTGGAGGATGTGGAAGCGGATTCCGGCGGTGAGACAGAGGCGGGAACGACACAGAGGGATGTGGTGCGGCATGGGGTTGCACGGATCCCCGTGTCGTTTTCTGTGACTGCGAAGTGGCTTAAGAAGCTGGCAGGGTATGCGAAGAAGGATAAGATCAGTGTGCAGTATTTTGATGTGGAGACAGCGGAACTGAAACTGGCGGAGATGTATGTGACTGGGTATAAGGCGAAGCTGAAAAAGGATACCAGTTATAAGGGGCTTTGGACGGTGAGCTTTACGTTGAAGGAGATGTAGCGAGATGGTATAATGGGAGAATCAAATCGGTATTTGTCAGAAAATGAGGAATAGTTGAAATGGAGGCGCTATAATAACATGAAGATTGAAGGGAACCAGAAAGAACTGGATGCAATGGTAGAATTTCATAAGGGAAAC